CGCTCCAGCTCCCCCACCTCCACCTGGTGGAAATGTTCGTGCTAAAGTGTTGGCCGAACTTAAAAACACTTTAAAAAAGAGAGGACTCAATAAGTAAATCACATGCTATCGTACATTCTTAGCTTTTTCCCAAAGACAGGACCCTACTTTGAGAAAAGGTGTCACCTCAAAGAACTCAAGAAACTCTCCGAAAATTGGGAACCCACATGTGACAATGTGAAGAATGCCCGTTTGGTCATGTCGAAATTTGTTAAAGCCCTGGACGACTTGAACATCCAAGCTGAAGATCAAATTCTAACATTAGGAGGATATCGTTCCGCAGAAGATGTCATCAAGTCATATTTTGGTGATGCGACCGCAAATAAACTCATGGACGTTACGGTTGACTGTATCGCACATGCGATGATAGAAGATCTAAGACTGGATGATGTGAAGAAGATTCTCATAAAATGGGATGACGACGACGAAGCTTATAAAATCCTGAAACACTACGCCAAAACACTAAGAGCATTCGATGAAGATGAACACCCCGAGGAATTCGTAAAGGAGTATCTCGGTGAGGAACTTTACGAACGCCTGGAAACTATGTTGCGCTTCTATGAAAGGTTTGAAAATCTCAAACGAACTTTAAACCAAACTTGGTAGATATGATCTTTTTCGCACCCTCGAAGGTTGGATGACCCCATAGGTACCATCGAGACCAGAAACCAGCCCCGTCGATACCGCTCCTCTTCCAATCTTCCTTGTCACTCGATGTCACATCGAGCATCATCTCCTGAATCTTCTTGGGATCTCGTTCAGCTATGGTGCGCTTTGGTACTCGACCACCGTGCCTGAGTACATAGGAACGCATACGAGAAGGATTCTTGTGTTTGGTGTAGTCTGAATATCCACTGGCACCAAAATCAACAGTCCTACCGTCTTCTAAGATTGCCCTGAATTTCTTCTTACGATCAGGGCTCTTCACAATCTTGACGCGCATACTTATATTTTATGAGTATTTAATTTTTGCACGCCATGCAGCCGTACTTCTCCTTCTTGGGGAAAAGGAAGAATCGCTCTTCACCGCGCTGCACACGATAGAGGTGGTCGTACATGTGGAGAAGACCCATGGCGAGGACGATAGAACCGACGACGACACCGTTCATCTTACGAGCGAACCATACGTATACGAGCACGGTGAGAAGGAGCACAACCTGAACGATGCTTACCTTGGGCATGACGAACCGCTTCTCGATAGTCTCGACCTCCTCGGTGGGCTCGGGGGCATACTTTTCCATTCGCTTGCCGTAACCTGGCATTTTTATTATCTGCCGAGAAAATAATGTGGCCTTTACTGATCGCCCCTTTGTTACTGGTACTTCGCGATTACATGAAAGCACCCATAGATCGCCTGTACTTCACGAACCCGAGGCGTCCTCTCATCGGAATGCGCAACACCGTGATAGATCTTCTCAATTGGTCATCTCAATATTCTGTGAATGATCATCCAGGACTTTGGTTGGTGAAGGCACACTATGACAAAATTAGGGAAGAGTTCCGAGAAGTGTCAAAAGTGGCCAAGAAACACCTCTTCCATGAAGCTGATCCATGGTTTGACAAGAATGACAACTACTACTTTTACAAGGTTGGAGATTTTCCAAAATTAAAAAGTCTCATCGACCAAATTCCCTGTATACACAAAGAGTCTGCCTTGTTCGCTGTGATAGATGGACCGATGGTCATACCACCACATCGCGCCGAAACAAACTTACTACTCAGATATCATCTCACTATAGAGGGTGGTGGAGACTGCACACTCTATACTGAAAGGGGGAGGCATCAACACAATGAGGGTGAAGACTTTTTATTCGATCATGCAAGGTATCACGAAGTCACAAAAACAGGTCAAGACAGGAGAGTTGTTTTGATTTTAGATGTTCATAGATGTTTCTGACACACTGCGACATACATGTCACTCCCACCGATGAGTTCGAGGCTCATGTCATCCACGATCCTCTTAGTGAATGGACCAGGGTTCCCATGTCTGCAATACTTACAGAGTGCAGACAACTTCGTCACCTCACTCGCTAGAGGGATGCAGTCGAGAAGTTCTCCCCACTTCCTCTGAAACGCGTCACCGTCTAGACCTGCCAAGATGACATCTTTCCCAGTTTCTAGACAAGCTTCTACAAACTTCTTCAGATTGGGGAAGAACTGCGCCTCATCAATGGCGATGATCTCAGCATCCTCGAATCCTGATTTATCTAGGAGATCATAGAGATTATAAACCTTGTGACAATCAAACTTGACGTTGTCGTGGGTCTTCAGAACTTCATCTGGGGAGCGGGTATCCTTGGCAGAATTGACGACCATGATTTTCTTACCAATCACTTTGAGACGCTTAAGTCTCCGAATCAGTTCGGATGTCTTACCTGAAAACATATTACCCATAATAATTGAGAGAGTCATCCTTCGCCTGATTAAAAATATCTGCTATTTTTTAAATGGGTGAAGTTCACAAGGCTGTGTTCAATGGATACCAGGGGTACTACAATCCAAACACAGGTCGCGTGAAATTGGGTAACCGTCTATTCCCCGACATAAAGACGGCTGTAAAATATCTCAGAAAGGGGTGAGTATAAATGATAATTAAAGAAGTAGAAAACATTTTATTTTAATAATGCTTGATGTATTTGATGATATCTTCACAGTGCATGAAAATGAGGAATATAGGAGTTTCTTATTAAATCGGTGTACATATAGATATGGAGAATGTGATCATCCGGGTACGCCACCCACAGGTCTTGTATGTGATTTTACCCACAATTTAAAAAATGATACAGTTTTAGATCCCATTATCAAATTTTTAAAACATCTCAATGACAAAATTTATGAAAAAAATAGTTCTCTTAAAGAAAAAACTCTTTATAGAGTTTATCTAAATTTATTTCTGCCAAATGAAAAACCGTATTTTCATATCGATGGACATGAAACTGTCACATGTCTTTATTATTTAAATCCTATTTTGGATTGTAACGAGGGTGGAGAAACGCAATTCTTAATTAATGGAGAAATAAAGGGTATTATTTCCAAACCTGGGAGACTAGTTATATTCAATGGTGATATACTACATCGTGCAACTAGTTTTAAAAGTCATCCAAGATTGACATTAGCTTTTAAATTTAAATAAAAATATCTCGGCAAAAGGTAAGATGGTCCTCGCGGATGCACAAATAAAAAAGAAGGTGGGGGAGCTGCGTAAAACTCAGGGCAAGATTTACGCACCTCTCAACTACTTCAGAGGTCTCAAGACTTTGGGTGAAGTCGAGACCCGCTACAAGAAGATGCTCAAACGGGACTACTCAAATTTCAAGACAGATGAGGGTGTCAAGACTCGAAGATCCACATACACGCAAAAGTTCAGGAAGAAGTACGGACAGAATGTGAAGTCACTCCCAGAAATTGCGAAGGCTACTGGGGTGCCATTGAAGACCCTTCAGACGGTGTACAACAGGGGACTCGCTGCATGGAGAACTGGGCATCGTCCAGGAGCCTCTCCACAAGCATGGGGGTACGCAAGGGTACATAGTTTTGTTATGAAGGGGAAGACGTATTACACGGCTGACAAAGACCTTCGGACATAGATTCATTGAAAAAGTCATATTCGCCGTTTTTACACATGAAAACATTTTGTTTTGTATCGTCTTCGATATTTTTTAAGAGTTCGGTAAGCCAATCATACTTGTCTGACCAAACGTCTTCTTGTATAATTCGTATAACTCGAAATCCATTATCATTTGCTTTCGTTTGTTTGACTAAATCAACCGCATGCTGATCTTCAAATGAAGATTTCCAAGCAACTACATCTTTAAAATGTTGTGCCCCATCTACTTCAATTATCACAGCCTTTTCCTTGATACAAAAATCAAACCGAAGAAGTCTTCTACTTTTTACACCTCTACACCAGTCTCTTGTAAATTCTCTAGTCAATGTAGGATAGTATTTAATGAGTTCATTATACACTTTTCCTTCGGTTTTTCTATAACAGGTGCTGCAAAAACATCCTTTAGACAAACTACTTCCGGATATTTGAAAAGGAATATTGCATACCGGACATTTAAACCAATACTTTTTGGTTGTGCCACGACAGACATCATATGGTTTTAAATCACCATTCTTTTTGTAGTCCCAATATGCAGATTGTGGAAGTGAAGCTATACTACCTACAATACAATGTTCACAATTACTTTCACCACAAACTTTTTTACGGGGAATAGAACAATAACCACACCATTGATTATGTTTAGTTAAATTTGTAATAATCATAGGTATATCTTTGTGTCCACAATCCGGACAATCAAATAGCCTCGTTAGATGAGAAAACATGGCCATGTCATCAGGTGTATCTTCGTTATTTTTACTCCAATAAATAGCTTTTGGGTGTGCAGAAAATTTCTTCTTATTACAAATATCACAATTTGGACCCTTGCATCGTTCTTGGTTTGCACAAAACCTACAACCACCATCACCTTTGACATTAAGGGTTTTAAGTTTAAATGTATGTGAACATACATAACATTTAACTTCTACCGGATGCTTGTGTGTCTTGAAAGTTTGCCGTGGGGTATTTTTATTGTTGGAACTCCAGGATTGTAACAACCATGGAACATTTGCACAACTATTATCATGACATATTTGACATGTATCATCATTACACAATTTCTGATGAGCACAATATGGACATCCCGTAGGTCCTTCATTTTTCCATCTTTTTTCTAATTCACGCCATACACGCTTTTTCTCCCTGGTCATTCCCTTTGGGTTTTGTATGTAATGATGATTACAATTTTCACAAAATAAAGTGAGTAATTGTTTAGAACCCATAGACAAGCGACATAAGTCTATACCCTCGTTGTTTGGATGATCTAAATCTACATATTTAGCTTTAGGGTGTGATGCAAAACTCTTTTCGTATGGAAGATTATTACGTCTCGTTTCCCATGTTTTAGACACATTAAATTTCTTAGTATCACATGGTTGACACACATCACGCAAAATAAAAGATTCTAATGTGGTTTGAACCATCTTAATTAAAGATTTACTTCACCTCTTTAATTAAGATGTCCCGAATCTCTTGAGACGACTACTTCATGCAGACTGCACAACTCGCATCCGTCAGGTCTCCATGTGAGCGACTAAAAGTGGGGTGCGTCCTCGTGAAGAACAACCGCCTCATCAGTATGGGCTACAATGGATTTTTAGGTGGGTGCGAACACAGATCTATCATACATTTTAAATAGTTTCGTCGTTATATGAAATTCATAATTATCTAAATCATGTTTATCCAATTTATATTGTTCTAAAACTAAACTGATTCTTTTGGATGGAGCTTCAGATACGATTTGCTCGACTCCGTGAATAATATCACCATCAAAGACTACCATTTTTCCAATTTCAGGTTTTATTTTAATATCGCATCCAGGTAAACACAGTCTACCACATTTAAAATTTTCTGGAACTTCGATGTATATAACTGTAACACATAAGGGATTACAAATTCTTGCTGACCGATCAATATGATAATCAATAGCGAGTCCATTATATTCTTCTTTACTACAACTTTCTAATACTAACGTATTAAACACATACGCATTCGTATCAGGATGCTTGATTCGTTTAAACAAATCAAAAATTTTAAGTATATTTAATTCTTCATTATGAAAATCATTATCATGTAATTCACTGAAATAAATCGTAAAACCTCCTCGAGAGGATTTCTCATCGGTTAATTTATAATATGGGTGACTAGTTGTATATTTGACCCACTCATTACATTCTTCGGTAGTAAAAAAATTAGGTTGACAACTAACAGATGAATTATTCATTTATATAATTATGTTATATTTGCTTTATACTGCTTATATTTAAAGAATAAACTTAAAGAGAATATAATGAACGTAGAAAACCTTCCTCCATACATCAAGCAACTATTCCAGAATAGAGACCTGACTATGAACCAGAAGATGGTGACACTCATGGCATTCATGCCGGATGTCCCAGGTATGCCCAAGACGGAGGACCATCTCGAACTTGGTATGAAAATTAAGCGCCTCGTCGACGAAGGTAAGATTCGTCTGGGCAAATTTGATAAGAACTTCAATCTTTCGATCGAGGTCTAATGGCCCACTTATTCTCCTTACGGAACTTTCCATAATCGATCTCCTTGATTTTGAAAACGTCCATGAGAAACTTCTTGATGGGATTCACCTTTTGTATGGGTTCGTCGGGACCTTGGTCCATCGAAGGAAACCTACGATTTCCCTCACCAGGTGCTTCAGTGGGTGACACAAAGTCGGTCTTTTTAGCGCTGACGCGGACATTTGGACGTGTTGCGATTGGTCGAAGAACGTGCATTTCTATAGTTTCCCGCCAAATCTTTAATAGTGAATGATTCCACCAGCTTCTAGAGCAGTCTTCGCGACGGCAAGTGCGATGAGACCTACACCGATTTCATTATACTCCATCTTCATGAGACGACCAGCGATGGTCATGGGAAGAACCCACGAAGTGAGTTGGAAGAGAGGATCTGGGTCTGGGAGAGTAGCTTGTACATGAACATTACGCATGGGACGCTTGATGACCCCCTTCTTAGTCTGTAACTTGACACGGGGTCGCTGGATTGTTAAAGGTTTAGCAAGAGCTATCATTCCTGATTTTCGAAAGTTGTTATTCTTTAAACACCTAAGTGTACCATTTCCAAGATGAAATGCATCAAATGTCTTACAACATGAACGCTACTTCTATCGCCACTTTCATCGTCAACCTCGAGAAGCAGAACAAGGATCTTCACGACAAGATCAAGACTCTCGAGGAGGAGAACATCGAGCTCCACATTCAACTCGCCGAGTACCACCTCGAATCCGACACTGAGTCTGTCGCATCGAACGACTACGAGTCTGAGACTGAGTCCGAGACCGACTCGGACTTCTTCGTCTCTTACAACTCCGATCTCACTGACGTCTTTGACAAGCTTGCCTCCTACGAGGAGGATCCCCACAAGCGCAACGCCTATCGCAATGCTGCGGATGCCATCTACAAACTTCCCTTCGAAGTCAAGAGTGGCTCTGAGCTTGCTACTGGTCCCATGAAGGTTCCTGGTATTGGTAAGAGTATCGCCAAGAAGATCGATGAGTTCCTCGAGACTGGCAAGATCAAGAGGCTTGAGGAACTTGAGAAGCCCACCTCCACCAACGATGAGATTGCTTGGCATCTCGATGTTCTCGCCTCTCTCGAAGCTGAGCCCCACGGCTCCCAAGATTCTCACAAGATCCGTGCTTACAGGCGTGCGGCTGAAATCATCCGTGAAATCAACTTTGAAGTGACCAGTGGTATGGAAATCGCCAAGGGTCCCAAAAAGATCGAGGGTATCGGTGCAGGTATTGGCAAGAAGATCGACGAGTTTCTTCAGACTGGTAAGATCCAGAGAATCGAGGATCTCTCCAAGTAGATTTCTAATTTTTTTCTTTGTAATAAGTAAACAATGACTCCAGTACTCGTTTCCGTAGACAAGGCGGGTGATCTCAAGATCGGTCGCAAGAAGTGCCGTCTCTACAAGAAGGATGAGGTGGTGAAGGTTGCCAAGAAGTATGGCATCAGCACTGAGAAGAAGACTGTCGGTGAGCTCTGTGGTGCCATCAAGGCGCGCGCCAAGAACTCCCCTAACAACGTCCCTCTCGCCAAGCTGTACCCAGAGGCTGTCAAGAAGCGCGCCGCCGCTAAGAAGCGTGTGGAGAAGAAGGCTCTCAACAAGAAGGTTGCCGCTAACTTCATGAAGACCATGACCACCCGTGTCGTGACCCCCGTTCGTGAGCGTGTCGTAACTCCCGTGCGTATCCCCAAGCCCTCCAAGAAGGCGCAGCCCATCACCAAGGAGGAGGCCATCAAGCGTATCGGTGCCATGAAGGGTCTCAATAGGAGTGCGAAGGGTAAGCTCGTGAATCGCGTCAGGATGGGAACCATGTCTCCTCGCCGCGTCGTCAAGGTTGCCCGTGAGATTTCCAGATTGAACGCTCCCGGATACCGCGTTGAGTTGTAAATTTACTCATCTTCGGTAAGGTCGTTATAGACCTTCTCCTCGGTATCATAGAAGGTTTCACTGTCCCCAATCATCATGTGTCTCACAGTTTGGTATAGAACTGTCGAGAGTGCGAACTTGTATGCGAGAAAGCCTACAAATGTGGCCCCATAGTCAAAATCAAATGCGAAAGGTGCGTTATTCCACGATACTTCAAAAGCTGCAGCTCCCAAAGGTGCCAAGAACTCCTTTTGAAATGTCGATTCTTCAAATTTGTCAACACGGTCCGAGAGGAGGGAGACATATGCATACGATGCCATGGCTCCCAAAGTGGCGGATACACCCTGCTCTGCACCTTGTGTGATGAAGTGTGTAGCTGCGAGGACAGTTCCATATCCAGCTGTAGACTTCTTGAGGGTTGATTTCAGTCTCACATACTCTGTGGGTTTTGGTACAATTGAAGCGTAAGTGAGGGACATTCTCTTTCATAAATTAACTTAAAATCTTTATCCTAGTTAAACATAAGTATGCCGTGTCAGCGCTGCAAGAAGAAGTGTGGCGTCCCCATCGACTGTACATACTGTGAGGGTAGTTTTTGCCCGAGTTGCATAAACCTCTCGAAGCATGACTGCCAAGGTGCGGACATCAAGAAGATGAAGCAACGCAAGGAACTCGAGGAAAGGACTGCATTTGAACCACCTCCAAAGTGCTTAAAGATTTGAGGGCTAATTTAAGTACCGTGGGAGGTGTATAGTCATGCTGGGATGTCCGAGTGGTCCAAGGAGGACGACTTAAGATCGTCTGGCGCAAGCCTCGCGGGTTCGAACCCCGCTTCCAGCATTTTATGGGCTTGTAGTGAAATGGACTTCTAATCCAACATTCTGGGTTCGATCCCCAGCAAGTCTGTGAGCATTCGTAGCTCAGTGGCAGAGCGCAAGTTTAGTAAGCTTGATGTCAGGAGTTCGATTCTCCTCGAATGCAACTTAAGGATTATAATACAATGATACGTAGTATGTCCCTCGGGATCAAGAAGCTTTCGTATGATTCTATTATTCCTACTCGTGGTTCCGATGGTGCTGTGGGTTATGACCTCTACAGCGATATGGAGTGTGTTATTCGCCCGTCAGAGAGGGGGCTTGTCTCCACGGGGATCGCAGTTGTTCTCCCATCTGGAGTATACGGGCGAGTTGCCCCCCGTTCGGGACTCGCTGTCAAACATGGCATCCAAGTTGGGGCTGGCGTCATCGATCCAGACTATACGGGAGAGGTCAAAGTCGTTCTCTTCAATCATGGAGACAAAGACTTTGAAGTTAAGAAGGGTGATCGGATCGCTCAGCTCGTTCTAGAGCGTTGTGAGACACCACCCGTCAAGGAAATTGAAATTATTGAGGAAACAGACAGGGGTTCGGGTGGGTTTGGATCAACGGGAAAGTAAGAAAATTAACACAATGATTACAAAAAATAGAAGCAGGCCGCCACCGATTAAATACATGTTAATACCCTCATCTTCATCCTTATCATCGGACGGGGAAGGACCTGGAGAAGGACCTAACACTTTATCAAAACAATTATCATTTGTAACGAAGTCGTCCTTTTCCTTATCCGTACAGGCATCTGGATCTTTACACATTGGGCAACTCTCACCTTCCTTACATTTACAACACTGTTTCAAACTATTTTCTGGGAAAGAGACATTGTCTGCCGGAGCCATGTACCCAGAACTACAGACATCTTCACTGACGGGCCGGCATCCTTCTGGAATTATTTCAACTCCACGAAGTGAGCCATCATCTTGTTGAATTTCTATGGCACCTACGGCGCAATCCATTATATATGTATCAAACATTTTTTTCACAAAACCAGAGGTCTTCCTTGGTAGGCATGAAAAGCATACCCTTGTTCATAGTCATGAAAAGTTTAGCCTTGTTCACATCTGGGTATGACCATAGAAGCCATCGTTCCCAGAAGTCGGCTCTAAAATAATCCCCCCAATCCTCCTCTGTACTTTCATCGACCATCAACATACCACGATGAATCTCTAGGGGATTCGTCTCGATTCGCAACTCCTTAGGAATGACAGCTCCCTTCCTAAGAAGATGCGCCCGCATGAGACGAGGATTGCCGTGATCCATGTAGTGTTGAACCCCCTTTTGACCAAAATCGATGGCTCGTTGATTGGGGAAAGTCACCCTATACTTGTGTGTCACAGATGGACTTGGTCTCAATGTGACGTGCATATTATATATATAAAGTTATTCTTTTAATATATAATATGGATTCTGATTTTGTCTACGTAGTAAAAGATATTGTACCAAAAAGTTTTTGTAACCAAATTATAAAAAAATTCGAAGAAGATAAAAAGTTTCATAAATGTGGAATGATGGGTGATTCTGATCATCAAACATTAAACAAAAACTGGAAAAATAGTACAGAAATTCATTTAGGAATACATGATGAATGGAATGATGTTAATAATAAACTCTGCAATTATATAGATTGTGCATTCTCTAAATACATAGATCAGGTTGTTGAGTTTTTAATAAAAAAATGTGAGCCGGACGGCGAAGATGATAGTCAATTTGCGTTATATTATTCTTTGGGTACGTGCTTTTCTTTTGGTAATTTTTCTATACAGAGAATTTTAAAAAATAATCGTTACAGGTGGCATAATGACGAACAACCTAGTCAATCTTCTCTTGCATTGACATTTATATTATATCTTAACACACTAGAACCCAGTGAAGGTGGTAAAACTAAATTTATCTCTGGTAAAGAAGTACGACCTGTTGCGGGTAACATATTATTTTTTCCATCTACGTGGACCTGTATTCACTCGGGAGAACGTGTTCATGGAGATGCGAAGTATATATTAGTTGGTAGCATTTATAGAGAAGGTGGTGAAAAATATAAAGGTAAGTGATACTTATAACAATATGCTTGAATATACATCCCATGACGATATCACAATAAAAGTCGGTCAAAATGCAAAAGAAAACGACAAGTTGATACTCTCGAGTGCACCTCAATACTGGTGGATGCATGTCGCGGGATGTTCCGGATCACATGTTGTAGTGTGCCATGATGGAGAACAACTTCCCAAAGAGACTAAGAAAGATGCCATGGTTTTGGCTGTTCATCATAGTCAGGCACCTGACACGAAGATGTCTTGTGTCGATGTGACCAAAGTTGAACATGTTATGTGGATGCGTCAAGCTGGAAAGGTTAAACTTCAAAGTGAAGTCATGGAATTGACGATCTTCATGAGAAGAGAAAAGGAACGACTGGAAAGGTTATTAAAAACTAAACACAAAGTATAGACATATGAACCACCAGGACTGGAACCCTGTCGTCATTCACGGGAAGGCTGCACCTTCCAATCAGAAACCGCCGCAGCCACACCGTGAAGTGTCGAAGGAACAAAAGTTGGATCGTGAAGAGTTGGGAACACACAAGAAGGTTTCACTCTCTATGGCGAAGATGATTCAACAGGGGCGAATTGCTAAAGGTTTCAAGACACAAAAAGATTTAGCAATTGCGGTTGGGGTGAATGCAAGTATTATTAATTCATATGAATCTGGTAGAGCTATTCCCGATCCCAATGTACTTCAAAAGTTGAGGAGGGTCCTAGGAGTAAAACTAAAGTAGAGAAGAATGATGTCCGGCGATGTAATAGACTTGTTTGAAACCGAGGTCCACCAATTTTTCTGCCGCAAATCTGGCCCTCTGCCCAGTGTTGCAGTAGACGAGTAGTCCCTTATTGGGAAGTTCCGCAGTTGTTTTTTCGTTGATTTTATCGACTGGGATGTGTAAGGCTCTAGGGTAGTGTCCAGCTCTGTATTCAACAGCTGTCCGAACATCGACGATCCTCTTTATCTTACCTTCTTTGATGAGTCGCTTGGCTTCATCCGAAGATACAAGGTTCTGTCCCAAGAACGTGTAGGCTGCGAGAGCAGAGAGACCACCGATGATGACGAGGGGGAACATTTATGTATATAAAGATAATTTAATATTCAATCTTAATGGATAATAACCTTTGTATATTCGAAATAGACAACTTTATATCAAAAGAAAGGTGTGATGAGATTATTATTCGTTTTGAGTCCGACCCAAATAAACATGAATGTAGAATCTATTGTGAGGATGGATATGATCTTATTAACAAAAGTCGCAAAAGTGGTGTAGAACTACCGGTAGATGATAATAATGTAAAATGGTATGATATTCTCAAATTAATTTTTATTAATTTTGAAAAAAAAAATGTAAGTTCTCAAATCATTAACAAGTTTTGTAATCATTTTAAGAAATTTAACGAAAATCCAAATTATATTCGTGATGTGTGGTTCCGCGATGGTATTTTAAGACCGGAACCATTTTTACAAATTTGTCGTACAACCCCAAACACTGAATTTCGATGGCATAACGATGAAGGTGATAATGATTCGTATTTTATCGGTTTAATATATTTAAATAGTATTAAACACGAGAATGGTGGTGCTACTGAATTTTTAGATGGAAAGAAGGTTCAACCAGAAGCTGGAAAATTGTTACTATTTCCTTCTAATTGGTCAACCCCTCATCGCGGCATGTTCGTTACCGAACATAAATACGTGTTATCATTTCGTGTTTATTTAACTTTTTCATGATCCATCTCAAAACAGCACTGTGCAGCACCATCATAGGTTCTGCGACATGACCGGCAATAGTACAATATGGTATAAAGCGTAGCGTCGTCCATACTATATATGAGTAAGAAAACTACTGATGTGTCCACTCGTCTCACTCCTGATGAGCTTGATAAGCGTTCAATGGATGCCCGTAATCGTGTAATGGAGGAGGCACTTAAGCATGAAAAGGTTCGATACGAGTCTCATTGTGACTCGAAGAAGTTCAAGAAGTTCCTCGAAGATCGACTCACAATTTGGGATGACTTGAAGGACAAGACCTTCTATGGAATGCGAATGTATGAAAAAACTAAAACTTTGATTGAAAATTGGTATAAAGATTTGGTGTAAAGTAGAAGTAATGGATGGTATCTTCGAAGTAGAAGGTATTTTGAGTGAAAATGATTGTGAAAGAATTATAGAGGTTTTTCATGAAAATATAGAATATGCTTCACCTGGTGAGTTTGGGTATAATAAAGTCGATAAATCAATTAAAGATACTCTGGATATGTTTTTACCGATAAAAAATGATCCTGCAACACATTCTGCTCTAATGATTTTACAAAATGCATGCGACAGAGTTCTAGATAAATATATAGAATATTTTCGAGATCACGGACTCGATAGAGGAAATTACTGTGAACACAGTATAATTGAGTTTTTAAAAAAATCGGGGGTCTTGTCTAACCCTCAAATTCAAAAAGTATCAACTGGTGGTAAATTCGATTGGCACACTGATCTTGCTCCACGTCATATTATTCAATTTATTTTTTACTTGAACGATAACTATGAAGGTGGGAAAACAGAATTTTCAAATGGTCGTATTATTCAACCCAAGAAGGGAAAGGTACTCATAATCCCTTGTACTATACAAGCCGTTCATCGTGGAAATGTGGTTACAGACGGTATAAAATATATATCATCAGTTTATTTATTGGAGAAACCGTCAAACTTTTAATTACCGAAAGCGACACCAGCCATACCATTCTTCACACGGAGAATGTTATAGTTGACCGCGTAGACACGGTGGAGCTGGTTGCCACCATCGGGGGTCTTGAGCACAAGCTTCGCGTTATCGATGCGAGAGAAGTTGAGGGTACCGGTGGGCTGCATCTTGCTCATAGTGAGGCAGAAAGGCCACGAGAAGGTGGGGAGATCCTCGAGAATGTCGTCGGGGAGATCGGTACAATGCATCTCTGGGACGATCGTGTGGTGGTAGACGTTGGAGGTATCTTCGAAGAGGGTAACACCGTTAATGTAAAGAGAAGACTTTTCGAAAGTATACTCAGCATCCCAGTCGGCACCAGCGGTAGTGTTACCGGACACGAGGTGGAGAGACTTGACGGGGTGGTTGAAGTAGCTGAGATCAATTTCGGTATCGGTGTTAGAGGCGGGTTGATATTGTGTCTGGGTGATGAGTATTTCATGGTCGTTATCAGTGAAGTACTTGCGCTCCTCGGTATCAAGGTACACATAGTTACCCCAGACCTTAGGTGTCCCAGTGGGTATGTATCCGTCTCGACACTTGATACGAATCTCAACATCATGGTATTGAAGTGCCACTAGAGGTAGGCACTTGGTCCAGTCCTCACCGAAGAAGAAAGGAATCATGTAGTGATCGCCACCGTGGTTGGACTTTAGGGTCGAGGTGGTGGCAGCCATCGAAGCCTTCGCGGTGGTATCACGCATGAGGGGATTGTGTACACCCTGAATGAAAAGGGAGTCTAACTGAGATACCTTCTGACCACCAATCCATAGACTAAACTCGGTTGGGTTGGAGGCAATAGAAGAAAAGAGACCATCCGAGTTGTCTTGTACGTTAGAAACCAGAGTATCCTCTATCCAAATGTAGCTCATGAGATCACCCTTAGAACGAATGGGGATGGTGATTTCATTGTTCGCACCGAATACACCGATGTAGTCCATACGCTCGGGCTTCATGGCGAAGTTAGTGTGGCGCTTGTAGTTCTGACGGAAAAAACTGACCTGGGGGTCGCCAGTGATGTACACATCCTGAGCACCGACTGACACGAGCTCAATTAAAGCAGCAGACATTTATTAATAAATGATATTAAAATTTTCGCTCATTATAGACATATGGTAGTCTTTCAAGCTTTGACTTGGGAGGCGAGGGATGTGGATGACGAACACTTGATCAGTATTTTGGGAAAGACTGAAGATGGAAAGTCTGTATGTGTGACGACAGTTTTCGAACCCTACTTTTTCGTAAAGTTACCAAGAGGAACCACTGAACAAGAAGTTCGACTACTCTATAATGACCTGAACAAACTTCGCCCCGACCACGTGACGAGCTATAGCCTCACGCAAAAGAAGGATGTTTGGGGTTTCCAAAATAATGAGATGTTCGCCTATATGCGTCTCAATTTTAAGACGCTCACGGATCGTAGAAAGGTGAATTCAGTTTTTGCTTACAACAATGACTTTCGAAGATTTCATGTATATGAGTCTAACCTAGATCCTGTCCTGAGGTTTATGCATCGCACAGGTATTCAATCTACGGGTTGGTTGGATACTGGTTCGGATTGTGTTCGTTCACAACTCGCGAAGGTAGATATCGATCTCTGGTGTAACGATTGGACGACTCTGAAGCCTGTCGCACGCGATGACATCGCTCCATTTGTGGTTGCATCTCTCGATATTGAGTGTAATAGTTCCACGGGAAAGTTTCCAGATGCAGATGTTTCCGATGATGCATGCTTCCAGATTGCTCTCTCCCTCTGCAAATTTGGAAATGATGAACCGTATGAGAAAATATGTCTCTGCTACAAGAAAACTGAAGGACCTGATGTCATGAGCTTCGACACAGAGAAGGAAATGCTTGAAGCGTTTCAAAAGTATCTTCATGAGAAGGATGTAGATATCATCACTGGGTGGAACATCTTCGGTTTTGATCTCGAGTATATATTCAAGAGGGCTCATATGGTTGGATGTGATCCCGAGTTTTTTAACCTGGGTAAGCTCCATGATCCACCGAGTGAACTCTTGATGAAAAAGTTGAGTTCGAGTGCTTTGGGTGATAACTTCTTGAAGCTCCTTCCAATGACTGGGCGATTCATCTTCGATTTGTTCCATGAAGTTAAGAAAGGATACAAACTCGATTCATACAAGTTGAACGAAGTTTCAAAGTTGTATCTCGGTGATCAAAAGATCGATATGTCCCCAAAGGAGATGTTTGCTCGCTACAAAGAGGGTGATCCCACAAAGTTGGGTGAAGTTGCTGAGTACTGTATTAAGGATACACTACTACCACACAGACTCCTGAAAAAGTTGTGTACTCTCCTGAACCTTTTGGAGATGGCGAAGGCGACATGGGTTCCTCTGTGTTTCCTCGTCGAGCGTGGTCAACAGATCAAGGTGTTTAGTCAGCTCACGAAGAAGGCGAGAGAGCTTGGCTACATGGTCCCGACGATCAAGTATGGTTCCTTACCTGAAGAACCCTACGAGGGTGCCACAGTTCTCGAAGCACATAAAGGTGCCTATTACACACCGATTACGGCCCTAGATTTCGAGGCTCTATACCCATCGATCATGATGGCTCATAATCTGTGCTATTCTACACTGGTAATGGATGAACGTCGCTATGGAAATGTACCTGGTGTCACATATGAAACTTTCAAGATTGGTGAAAAGGTGTACAAGTTTGCACAAGGTGTGCCGAGTCTTCTACCCGCCATCCTCCTAGAACTCAAGCAGTTCCGTAAAAAGGCCAAGAAGGATATGGCTGCTGCGTCAGGATCTATGAAGGAAGTCTACAATGGTAAACAATTGGCCTATAAAGTTTCGATGAACTCTGTCTATGGTTTCACTGGTGCTGGCAAAGGTATTCTTCCATGTGTCCCAATCGCATCGACGACTACATGTCGTGGTCGTGGGATGATCGAGGAGACAAAAAACTATGTCGAGGCCAACTTTCCAGGTGCGAAGGTGAGGTATGGTGATACCGATTCTGTCATGGTCGAATTCGATGTGGGCGACCGAAAAGGTGAAGAGGCGGTTAAGTACAGTTGGGAAATCGGTGAACGCGCAGCCGAAGAATGTTCGGCTCTCTTCAAAAAGCCAAACAACTTGGAACTCGAGAAGGTCTATTGGCCGTATTTTCTTTACTCGAAGAAGAGATATGCCGCCAAGTTGTGGACCAAGGGGAAAGATGACCAGATGCACATGGATTACATAGACATCAAAGGTCTTCAGGTTGTTCGACGAGACAATACACCCCATGTGAGAGAAGTGTGCAAGGAGCTTCTCGATGTTGTACTCGATGCCCCCGACACTGGACCACCGAAGGAATTGGCCAAAGAGAGAGCGATCGAGTTACTCTCGGGTGATGTACCTAACGAGAAACTCGTATTGAGTCAGTCTCTGGCTGACACATACAAGATCAAGGGAGAACCCGTGTCGATCAATAGTCCAGAAAGTGTGAACATCAATCAATCTCACGTCCAAGTTGTGGTCAAGATGCGTGAAAGAAAACCAGGTTCTGAACCTCAATCGGGTGACCGCGTTCCATATCTTTTGGTCAAGACGGATGATCCAAAGGCGAAGGCGTTTGAGAAGTCCGAAGATCCAAATTATGTGGAAGAGAACAACATCTCCGTAGATTACCTCTATTACTTTGAGAATAAGTTCCTCAATCCAGTGTGTGATCTTCTCGAACCCTTATTCGAAAACCCTAAACAAGAGATTTTTGGTGAAATCATCGAACAACATAAACCGAAAAAGAAGAAACTTGGTCCAGCTCTCAGCACGATGAAGAAGGATCAGCTCATGGAGGAGTGTAGGAAGATGGGTCTCGACGACACGGGGAAGGTTGCAGAACTCAGAGAGAGGATTAAAGGAGCTCGATCGAATTCAATCGAAGACCTATTTAAAAAATACGAGCAAGATACTATTAAGGAATGAGTCTACACGAAAAAATCGCAGAACTCATCGATGAAGAGGTAGATCAGCGTCTCATCGGAATGATGAACGAATATGTCGAAATCATTTCGAAGAAGCATGGGATTTCCATGGACCTTCTCCTCAAAGATATTCCAAAGACCTTCTCTGGTATGATCTGTAAAGGGACTAAGAGGAATGACGGAAAACGGTGTACCTTCAAAGCTATAGATAATGGCTATTGTAGACATCACTCAATGCAAGCGAAAAGTCTCGCACACTCATCTCTCGTACGGTCAAATAGTCACACTCATGGTCCCGAGAAGGGGTTTGTTCACGATTGCCCCGGATGTCAACTTTCAAAAGAGCTTATAGATTTGGGGACTATGATTGGTAATGAGTAAAACTGGTATCCTACTAACATCAATAAACAATTTCTACAATGAAGAGGAAAACAGAACTAAATTGATGAACATTCTAGACAAGTCGAATGGCATATCCCTCCGAAACCTCGAATGGTTCATCACAAACTACGCAAAAAAGAATCACACATCTTACACGACAAAGGATGGAAAGTTGTTCACTGTCCATTGTGCGTACAAGTCGAGCTTAGATGGATATAGCAAAAAACTTTTCGACCCCTTTTGTCGATCTGAGAAGTTTGCATACACGGTTCCAGGAACATCTCATGAAATTCAGACAACTCTAGCACAGTTGAATTTCATCAAATGGTGTATCAAAAATAACATCATAGACTACATCGCTTCAAATAAGACGATCTTGTTTAATAAACAGTCAATCTAAAAAAGTATCTGAGCCCTACCATTCCGGATTATCATCATATTGTAACTTTTTGCTATGATTATAACCTGCTTGGGTAAATAAATTGGATCGATGTTGAAAAGTGTGATGAAGTTATCATCAAAATCGAATGTACCGTGCGCTCCGTCATATTCTAGATCCATACTGACGTACGCATCCTTTATGGTACTGAAATTCAAGTGACCCGAAGGTTGTAATTCGTTTGGATACAATGCGAAACTGTACACGTTGATGTTACGAAAATTGGGAGATCGCTTATGGTACACGTTTGGTAGAGACGCCGATAAGAACATATTAGAACCGGTCGTCTCATCTAGAATTTTTAGACCATCACACTCGAGTGTCGTCGTTTTCTGCTTTGAATACATCAAAGGGACGTTCTTCTTAGTTCGAATCCACTTGTTGAAAATTGTATCTGGATACTTAACTATGAGCTGTGAGAGTAAAAATTTGAGATTGTCATTTCTAGTATCGGAGAGTGATGTGATGTTTACGTGGGTCACGAGTTTATCGATGATACCGGATTCATCTGGATCGGGGGTGGTGATAGTAGCAACTTTCAAGTCCTCCAAGAGGTAATAGAAATAACCACCCCATGCTGCGATTTTATCAGAGTTGTTTGTGAGAACTGCGCTTGTAGTACCAGGAGTTTGTAAAAGACCTATTAAACCTGGGATGGTGGTATCATATAAAGTATCGAGGTGACCCGTTATCGCGTCGACAACCGCCTCATGATTTACAGAACCAATTGTGCGAAATTCGTTCAGTAGTGTAAGATGGTCATCCTCCCATATACCACTAAATCCAAGAAGGATTTCTACGAGAATATTCCTATCGACTGGATCTGTTACACTAGTGGGTGTATCAGATATTGTGGCTCTAAAACCATCGTTTACAGTTTTCAAATAGAAATCCAATCCTTTTACATATGTTTCCAGTAACTTTTTATAATAGTCTTCCGTTGCAGATGAGTCACCTATAATTTCACGGAGTTTTTGCAATATACCCCTCTGTTCTGGACCCCAAAATGCATATCCATCGAGGGTATCCATCTCTGGTTCAGTTAATGTATGAGTTGAATCCAATAAACCGAGAGCAGTTTGGTATACCACTAAAATACCACTGATATAACCAGTTAATTGAAGTATGTACGAGGAATCGTTCCCCGAAGGAGTTTTTAAAAGTTCCAATGTGACACGTTGAGTTCCTTCCCATATAGGCAACAATTTGATACCATCTATGATAGGCGTTCGTTCTTCTAGTGTTAATGGTAAATTGTTAAGTGTGTAATCTATACCATCGGTTAAGGCACCTAAAGTTGATCCGGGTGAAATAGTAGCAAGATATGTGTCTAACGATGTAACAACATCGGCTTCTCCTATAAATCCAGGTTGAATCTGTCGCATGTCATTCAGGTTGTAGTAATATTCTCCCCATATATTTTGTGAAATTATTCCGTCTATCACTTGACTCTGATCGAATAGGGTATATCCATTCATGGTGACTGGAGCTGTACTCGAAGATTTTAGTGCGTTTATATAATTTAGAGTGTCAGTGCCCGAAGAAGTGCGTAACGCATTCAATATCCCGAATTCTTCTTGGGTCCACGCATGTAAACCGAGTATACCAAGTATGATCGGGTCTCTCTGTTGGCTCGTTAACGATGGTAAGGTATCAAGTACGCCACCTATACCCGCCTTGAGAACATCGAGTCTAAGTTTTAAGGTTGGTATCGAGGCTATAACTCTGGTTAAATAAGTTATGAGGGTCGCGGTTTCCGGTTGAGTATCGTACAAATTCACAAGTTTAATGATATCGTCTCCCCATACAGGAACTCCGCGCAACACCTCAACCCTCGCAAGTCGTTCTTCAGTTGTCTCACTTGGAAAACTCTGTATTATAGTCACCATACCTTCCGTTAAAAGTGTCGCACCTATTACTTTGGCGTTCATGTATACACGAAGTGCGAATATGAGCTGTTGTTCAGTTGATGTATTGGGTTGTGTGGTTTTCAGAGTTTCTAAATAACCCTCTTCCGTCGTTCCCCAAAAATTTGTTATATCGAGTAGACCATCCAAGGTGGTATCACGTGAAGTTCCAATTGGTATAGATGGGAGACTGCCCAATGTTTGATCAATGGTACTTTTCAAAGTAGCTAAGTCATTTACGGTTTTTCCATTTACATAAGACTGAAGATCATTAATGAGGGTGTTTTCACTGGGTGATCCAGCTTCTCTTAGATTTTCCAAATTATTCTCTTCCGTCGTTCCCCAAAAATTTGGTATAGCGAGTAGACCATCTATGATACGACCGCGTGCTAAAGTACTCGTCTCACCCCTCAAATCCTCGAGTGATGCATTGGTGGTACCTTTTATATCAACTATGAGATTGAGGTACGCAATGAGTCCATCTATAATTTCTCTCTGTGTTGTAATATTTTCAGGAATTTCAGGAACTGTTCGCAATGACCCGAGAGCAGTACGTTGATCGACACCCCAAAGTGAAGTCCCTTGTATGAGTAGAGCGTCTACAATTATATTACGGAAGTATTCCGTTTTACCGGGTATCTGGTTTAATACTTCTTTCAAACCAGTTTTCAAAATGTCATAGGTAAACTTTGTACTATCGAGAAATTCGGTGAGTTTGGCGATGGTCGTGAGTTGGTCTGTCGTTCCAGGTTTAAGACCACTCAGACCACCCAAGTAGTAACTAATGGTCGTGAGATATATACGAAGTCCTAATATGAGGAGTTGTTCATCTGTCGTACCACTGAGAAGTGGATTTTTTAAGGCTTGTAAATACCCTATCTGTTCATCACCCCAAAATTGTCTTAGTTCTGTAGTAAGAAGGTTATTCTCTATGATGGCATCACGAGTTGTCCCATTTGTCTCCCCTGCGAGACTGATTAAGTCGGAAGTTGCGTTAATCTGATTATCTATAATTGTACCTGGAATGTTGGTGATGTATGTTTTGAGACTACTGACGTCTGTATTCTTATCGGTTTTCAAATCATTTAATATACTAATCTGTGTCTCTCCCCAGATGATATTGTTACGTATGACATCTATCACACTTTCTCGCACACTCTGTTCATCTTCATGAGTGAGATTGTCCAATGTATTACTTACGACTCCTCCCCACACCGGAATTAATTTGAGTATCATGAGTAATTCATTTTGAGCGACTGTATATTTGTCGAGTTCGTATATACGCTCCGCGAGGGATACTTGTTCTTCCGACCATTGACCAGTTTTCTTGGCTATAAAGAAAAGTTCCTTGACACAATTTTTTAGATCCAACTTAAATTTACCCGACTTGGATTGTGGGTCGATTAAAAATGTATTTCTCTGGCGCTGTTCAAATAAAATATCGATCGGTTTACTTCCTATCATACAACGCTCCACTGTATTCAAGTGAACAAGATCCAAATTAACTTTGAAATCTTTGAGTTCGAATTGTTGAGTTATCTGGTTATTCGCAGCTGGATCCCATAGTGTGACACCTTTGTCTGTTGTCTGTGTCGCAAAAAGCACGTCTATAGCAGGCCTGAGCTTTATTCGAAGAGACAATTCTTGGTCTTGTATAGCACATAAAGGAAATCCGTTTCCGGGGCGTCGATGAAAGTAGAATGGAATTTGAATTCTGTATTCATTTGTGTTGAATGGATCTATACCGTGGGTATTGTATTGTCCATCATAAAACTCCTGCAAGAATTCACGTTCCGAACTTCCCTGAAAATGTTTACCATGCAACACATCCAGACTTGATCTGTAAGATTCGGGTACATTCAATTCTCGGTCTATGAAAATATCATCCGATGTGATCGTGTCGATTTTTTTATCACCGATGTACAACTCGACATATTCAATCACAGAAATTCCAAACACATCTATCGGATGAAAGTTTTCTACCTCATTTGGGTCGACAGAAAAGGACAATGTAACTTCCTGTAAAATGTCACCATACTTTTGGGGAATTGGTACATCTAGAAAGTCATTCGTGAATACCCCCTCTGGAAAGGATATCTTGAAATTTTCTACCGCATGGTTCGTATGTCTACTGTACCTTTTGGTAAAGAAAGAGAATGACGGATTGATACTTAAAGTATCACCCAGTTCACCCGACGTCGCGATCTGAACTCGGCCTGCCATATATAAGTAAGTACCATTAATATTTTAAGCCGCACAATCCACTCAAATAGTGAAGTATGTTATAGTTCTTTGCGTAAATTTGAACCTCTGTAACTTGACCCTCCTCAGCTGAATATTCATCTGAGTAATCTAACTTCATCCGACATCTCTGGTCGATTATACGACTAAAGTTTAGATGTCCGGATGGGGTATTGTCTAATGGATGAAGTGCGAATGAATAACTCGCGATGTTTTCACGAGTTGGTAATTGATAAGTAATATCCGTTTGTCCATCAAAGGACACGTCACCATTTGCACCAGACATGGCATTTGTGAGGGAATTTTCAAACACTAATTTTGAATATGTTTCATTAAACAGTGTGGTATTGTTAAGATATACACCCAATTCTTTGATTTTTGTATTAAGCATATACTGAATGAGTGTATTGTCATCCTGGTATGGAAATTCTCTCGTTTTCTTACCAGCTATAAAATACATGGTCTTTATAGGATGACTAAACCGCAAAACAATTTCTTCGTCGTCGCCGTCGTCATCTGTTCTCTGTATGTCATGTCTCCTCAATTGTATTTGAGTGATCAGTTGATCTATTGGTGTGCTTTTTAGATAATTCAGTTCATCTTGACCTAGATACGCGTAGGTCGTCAGAAGAGATGCCGTCTCGATCTTGGTTTCTGTGACGTATTGATTTAAATAAGGTCGCACAAGTTTATCTGCACTCTTAAATTTGATCCGAACATAACAATTGTGCTTGGTGAGTTTACACATTATGATGGAAGCTGGTAAATTGTTGTAAAAATAAAACGGTAAATCTATGTACATCTGACGTAGATTCCATTCACCATATGGCTCTTGTTTCGCAGTTGTTAGGGGAACAATACTATCTCTAAAGTTGTAATCACTATTATGGTATTTGTGATAAAGGTAAATCCAGTCACCTGTGATTCGTTCAACATGTGTTCCACCTATGAAGAGATCCGCGTACTCAATCGCATGAATACCGACATTGGGTGTAAACGGATCTTCGGCTTCTGGATAATCCGTCGTTGATACAGACGCCTTGAATGATAATTGGTACCGAAGTGTAAGATTAGTGAGAAGATCACCCATATCCACTGGTATTATACACATCGTCTCATGACCAAACTTTGCCTCGAGTAATGGTTGTTCTCTCACATCGAACGCAAATTTTGTGTGCTGTTTAAAAATACTAGCAAAGTGAGAATATGTGGGATTTCCTGATATATACAAGTCTTGAATTCCCTGAGTTCCTAATGTCAGTGTTCCTGCCATCTCTACTTACTTATATGTAGTGTTTTTTAAGTTTGAAGCAAAAATCCATCACTGAATGTCAATTTTTTATACCCTGTGTAATACATATGGAATTTGTATTCTGGGTTCGGTAGGTTCTGACCATTTCCATATTGGAGACTGGTATCGTCCACAAGTTCTAGATACAATTTCGTTTTTTCTGAATTTAAACCAGAAAAGTCGAGGAATCCAGACAGTGATGTACTCTTTGGATACAATGCAAAGTTGTAGGTGTAAATATAATTGAGTAAATAATTTGGTATTGGTGGTTCATAGTCGTACGTTCTGGTCACGTCTGTCGCCGAACGCGCCAATCTTGAACGGAGTGGTGTGTAACTGAAAAAATATTCCCTGTCGTTGTTCGATACATTTGGAATGCGTTCTTCATTTAGAGTGAAGTAAGCCCGTTTCAGAAGATGTGGTTCGTTCATATCCTTGATCTGTGATCGCGTGAAATTGAAGCGATTCGCTGTCGCTGAATAGTACCACTCATTGACGTAATTTTCATCATCTACGGGTAAACTTCTGTACTCAGTCTCATCTTCATAACCCTTGTATCTAAAAAACCAATGAAAGCATTTGACGGGGATGGAAGGTTCCAATTGTACGACGAAATTTCTCTTATTTGGTTCGAGAATAATATCGGAGTGTCTAAATACAAAGTCGTATGCAATCTCTTGGTTTGGTCTCATGAAATACAAACGTTCTTCTGGGGAGATTGTTATTTCTTCTGTGATGATTTTAAATTCTGGCATCTTCTTTGGGGGTGGTACCACTGGGGGAGCTCGGGTACTCACGGTATCTCGTGAACGTTGGTTATACAATGTAAAGAACGACTGTTTAAAAAATTCAATCTCGAGTGTAATTTTCTGGTTGTGTATGGCACATAGGGGGAAAGGTGACTTGTTTTGGTCATTTTCTGAATATACGTCACCGGCATAATTATGTGAAAAAAAGAATGGTATGTGAATAAACAGATCGTTACTCTGTGCCGCCTTTTGGGCGGAAGGTTGACTCGCTTCACCACCAACTATATTTCTATTGTAAAGTGTATTCGCAGTCATCTTTTGTGAATCGGTCGTGTACAAGTTGTCATGAATAATACACCAATCCGCGGTTATTTCTTCTAATGTCTGGTTACCCACCTTGAACTTCACACTCTTGATCACCTTTCTACCGAGCAACTGCATGTCCCATGCCCAATTCGAGATCTCTGGAAAACTATACGTTGGTGTTTCTACTTCGAACGTAACAACTTGTTTAACAATTTCGGGGAGAGTGTTAAATACTTCAGTGTCTAATTTGTCTATGAGTAAAGCGGCGGAGAACTCTGTTATAGTTCCATCAAGTACAGCAATTATATCCGCTGGAATGGTTGTATCATCCGGATCGATACCCAGCTGGGTAAGAACACCAGTGCTGCCAGGCACTTCACCCGACCAAATGCGTCGGAGGTAAAGTAATACATTTTGAGGAATGGTACGAAACAATTCGGCGGGTAAAAGTGACGCGAGTAATTCTTCAAATTGTGCCTCGAATGACAAGAATGATTTAAAATCAGGGAATGAGAAAATCGGAAGTTGAATTCCAACTGTATTCGGGGCACCCGCGAGCCACCAGTCCGTCCATGTGCTATATCCAAACTCATCCCGAGTTTTACCACCAAACAAAATTCTTTGTGTAGTTTCATTGAAAGTGGTCTGTTCAAAATCCCAATCCGGCAATTTCATCTGAATCCACACGTTGTTCAGTAGGTCTCCCATGTTTTTTGGATTTAATTCGACTTGAACAGTCTCACCAAACGGCCATGAGGATGATACACCAGTTGGTACTTTATATACTTTATGGTACTTTCGAAATTCGGAATGTCTCCCATGATTGTTATAATTAAAAAATGAATCTTCAGGGTCTTTGGAAAGAAGGTGTGTATCCTGCTTTCCAATAGCTTTGAGGGAAATCTTAGCAGCCTCACCCATATCTACTTACTACTCACATATTTTTAATATCCGTTTTCCACATCGTCACATGACTCGTCTTAATCATGCGCTCCAACTCCACATTCGCCTGTCTCGCTTCATCCATCAAGGCTTTGACGCGCTCCTCCGTGTACTCCACCGTCTTGGTGTTGAGTAGGTAGTCCCAATTTCCATCAATCTTGGGGAAGATGGAAGACATCTCCTTCTCGAGGTCTTGCTTCTTTCTCTTGAACACTACCAACTTCTCCTCGATGACCATCGTCACAAACTTCGACTTGTGACTACAAAGTTCCGCTCTCTTTTGGAGTACATCAATGAGATGCGCCTTTCGCTTCTTATAGTGTTCGAGTCGAAGTTCTACAAAGTCTTTGAGAATCTCTTCAGGACTCGCGTACCTGTGAATACCTCTTATAGGATGGAATAGATGCATGTTCGAAGTATGGAAAGTCTTCCTCATCTTGAGATCTTTCACGAGATTCTTTCCAGAGTATCCAAAAATTTCAAAGACCACATCTTCAGTGGTGCTGTTATTTGTGTAGCTGGTGATCACTTTCTTTTCCACGAGGGTATCCAGATACTCCTTATAATCTTGTGTCCAGCGCCCAGGTGGAAGTTCAGTCACCTTAAGACGCGAACCGGTGTCTATCCAAATTCCCTCGGTGATCCACAGACCCGCATCGTCCTTGAAGACCTTGCCCTTGAAACCCCTGAACCAAGGTTTCATCTCCACCAGCTCCTCACCTGTAAGCATCCTCTCGATGTTACCCTTAATGTCTTCAGGGTTGAACGGTGGGACATAGCAACTGAAACCCGTCCCAATACCCTCCGTACCATTCACGAGAACCATTGGGAGAGTAGGCATGTAAAAGTCGGGTTCGATGGAGCGACCATCATCGTCGAGGTAATTGAGGATGGCGTCATCCTTCGGGTCGAACAGCTTTCGAGCCTCCTTGGTGAGCTTGGTGAAGATGTACCTCGTCTGTGACGCATCCTTACCACCCATGAGGCGCGTACCAAACTGACCACATGGTTCGAGAAGGTTGATGTTGTTGGAACCTGTGTAGTCATTGGCCAACTTGACGATCGTCTCAGCCAAAGAAACTTCACCGTGATGATAGGCACTCTTCTCAGCCACATAAGCTGCCAACTGGGCCACCTTCATCTCATCCTTGAGGTTCTTCTGGAAACATGAGTACAAAACTTTGCGTTGAGAAGGTTTGAGACCATCTGCCATGTGGGCGATCGAACGCTTGAGATCTGCGAGACTGAAGTTGACCAAATCCTTGTGTACAAAGTCGGAAATGTCCAACTGTTTCACATTACCATAAGGGATCTCCAACTGATCCGCATCCTTGGCTGTGTTTTCAAGGAGCCACGACTTTCTAGCATCCGCCTTCTTCTTGTCAAATGCTAGGATGATCGAATTATCAGTCATCACATCCATGTCAAACTTCACAGTGAGATCCTGAATCTTCTTGAAGTACTCTCGAGCCTCCGCACTGGTGCTGGTACCGAGACCCTTGTAATATTTAATCTTCCACCCAGTTTTGCCAGAACCATACCAAGTTCGAAATGCTGAGTCTGTGTAAAAAGACTTAGTCTCTGAACCCTTGGTTGCCTTGATGATTGGTGTCACCATAGAGACCACAAAGTTCATCTTCAAGAGGCTTGGCCAGAAATAGTGGATCATATTGAGAATGAGACCCTTGATATGACTTCCATCATTATCCGCGTCAGTCATAATCATGAGACGACCGTAGCGAAGTTCAGAGACATCCTTGTACTCCTTGCCTTGTTGAAGACCCAAAATCTTCTTGAGATCATTGAACTCTTGGTTCGAAGTCAATTGAGCCACCGAAGAGTCTCTCACATTTTTGCATTTACCCCGAAGTGGAAATACCCCATAATAGTCTCGGCCAACCACTGAGAGCCCAGCGACCGCTAGGGTCTTTGCCGAGTCACCCTCTGTGACGATGAGGGTACACTTCCCAGATTGGGTTGTACCAGCCTTGTTCGCGTCATCCAACTTGGGAATCCCAGTGATCTTGGACTTTCGAGCTCCATCAGACTTTTTGAGTTCCTTCATCTCTTTGAACTTTGAGAGTGCTGTGAGTTCATCGGCGATACCAGTCTTGAGAACATTCTTGACAAAATTTTTGGGTGGTTCAAACTTGGAGCCAAAGTTTTGTGCCTTGAGAGTACACTCGGACTTGACCTGACTCGAGAAAGTAGGATTCTCGAGGGTAGCCTTCACGAAGATAGTGAAAGTGTTCTTCACTTGTTGAGGCTTCAACTTGATCTTCTTAGCCATGTCTTCGATGATACCCGCAGCCACATGAGAAGCCACGTAGTCTACATGGGTACCACCCTTCGTCGTACAGATACCATTGACGAATGAAACTTGCTCCATACCGTTCTCAGATGGCCCAATACATACAGACCATCTGTCGGTAGTCACCATACAAACATTCTCGACACCCTCATGCATCTTGGCGTAGGCATCAAAGTTTTGTTTGGGAAGGACCTCTCCATTGAACTTCACTTTACAGTTAGAACTTGTACAGATGTTTGCATCCCACACACGCTTTTGAAAAATCTTGTAAATGGTATCGTCCATGGTGGACATCCCAAATCTCTTCCAATCTGGAGTGAAAGTGATGGAGACTGAAGAAGTTGCACCCGAATGTTTTTTGATTTTTGGTTTGTCACAAGTTGTCATATTGTCTGACCAATGTTGAGAATAGGTCTGCTTGGATTCATGATCCTTGATCACAATGGAAAAATCACTGGAATAAATGTTTGTCAACTTAGCACCATAACCATTTCGACCACCCACAATCCGTTTCTTGGAGTCATCGTAGTTGGTACTCGTGAGAAGGTGTCCAAATGTGAGTTCAGGGTTCCAGAGACCCTCTTTCTCGTGCATGCGAACACCGATACCGCCGAGGGGTCCGTTGTTCTCAATGGACACAGAGCCAGTGTCCTTGTCGATTGTGACGGATATTTGGGTAACATTCTTGGGATACATAGAGTTGCGATCAATCGCATTGACCAAGATTTCGTCGAAGATTTTCAAGAGAGCTGGGGAATACTTCAAGTTCTTCTTCTCGAACTTTTCACCATTGAGAATCCAGTAGGGTTCAGAACCCAATTCAACTGGACCGACATAAGAGTCAGGTCTCTTGAGAATGTGCTCGATGTGGGTGAGCTTTTGAACGCTCTCCATTTTTCTTACTTTTATTACAAATCAAAACTCTAACTTAGGTGTACCACCTCTCAAAAACTTGCAGTCTCTGTTCACATGCACCCTTTTTCGCTGGATTGGCGTCTGGGATTCGCGCCTTCCAGTCATTCTTGATTGGGGAGAATTTCGAACTCTGATCGTGCACAACCTTGATGAAGTCATGGATTGTCTCGGGTTTGACGTTGGGATATTTCATCACGATTGCTTGAATCGTCATGACGATGTATCGCGGCCACTTTACCATTGGTTTTTTGATATGGTTCTCCTTGTTGCTGGGCATCAGACATTTGAAAATTTTCATGAAGTTGTCGACTTGGTTCGTCAGACGCCCAGTGTCGAAGGAAATACCTCGATATTTCTCAGCATCCTCTCGTAGCTTGAGAACACTCGAGATTCTCTCTGTGTGGACAAGCTCACGTTTGATAAAGTTGGAGAGGATCATATACATGGCCATGGAGGTGTCGCCTCGGAGATTTTTCGTACCGGCCAAGTCAGTGTACTCGATGAGAGGCTTAGCATAGCGGTCTCCAAGCACCCTGGAAAGTTCACAGAGTTCGATGGAGGGCATCATATTCACAAATTCCCCAGAGTTGATAGGGAGGCCCATATTAACTCGAAGTATGAATTGCTCTTCTTCGAGGTCAGTAAGCCCTGTGTAGACAGTATAGCGGACAACGCGGTCGTCAAAAATGTACCTATCTTCGAGTGGCAGCTGATCGAAGTAGAATCCATTGTACTTAATCCGGTTTCCAAGCCACTTCTTAATTGTGTGGACTCGATGACCACCTTCGAGAATCCTGAATCGACCATCACGCTTGGAAACGGTGATCGGGTTCACGACAAAATCGTGATACAGAGAATCGATGAAAAGCTCTTCTTGGTCATTCGACCAAGTTGTGGCATCGCGTTGAAGAATGTGATGGTTTTCCCATCTCGATTCCCCTTTCGTGAGCTCTTCGTAGAGAGCGCGAAGGGTCATAACAAGGTCTTGGCGAGAGTACTCCATGGTTGGTGGTTGGTGTTTAACTTACATCTGTCATTAACATTGCTTACTTAGGTTTCAGTTACAAATGTGTCCACCCTTTCCGAATGGATTATTGTTTGGTCTGGCGTGATAGTTGCAGTACCAGTCGTGACACTTCCAACATTGTTGTTTAGGTCTGTCTGGAGCGCTACACATATGTCCGTACTTACTCGAACACATTCTCCTTGTGGCTTCTTCTATTCTCCTCCGTTCTTCGTCCTCTCGTCTCCTCCGTTCTTCGTCCTCTCGTCTCCTCCGTTCTTCATCCTCCCGTCTCCTCCTTTCTTCGTCCTCCCGTATCCTCTTTTCTTCGTCCTCCCGTCTCCTCCGTTCTTCGTCCTCTCGTCTCCTCCGTTCTTCATCCTCCCGTCTCCTCCTTTCTTCGTCTTCGTCTCTACGGATTTTTTCAACATCCTTTATGAGTGGTTGCTCAAATACTAGATCGTCATACACCGAGAAGTTTCTCGTTTCAGGTGACCAGTCGGTGTGTAATCCTTCGTATTTGTATTTGACTGTGAATATTGAACCTCCAGAAATGGTGACATATTTTGGTTTCAGTGGGTACAGCTCTCCATATTCTGGTGGAAGACGCTCGGCATCTTGTATGTCAGCCTCACCGTTAAATCCGTTTCCACTTGGACCTGATACACCAAATTTACAGTGATTAATCTTTGCACCTTTCAGTACTGTGATTTCATAATGAATCACAAACTTACTTTCATTCTTAAGTGTTACCTTATTCCCTGGAAACAGACAACACCTGACATTTGGTTGTGAACTTAACATTCCTTATAATTTGTTGGATTTTTTTCGTGTGTTTATAGATATGGTGGTAGCCTTAGCACACAACCCACAAGTGGTAAAACTCGAGAAGCGTATCAACAAAGCTGTCGTTAAGTCGGCTGTCAAAGTCATCGACAAGGTTTACAAGGATCGAGACTACGCTCGGTTCTATGTTCTTGAAACTGTCGCTCGTGTACCATATTTCTCATTCGTATCTGTTCTACATTTGTATGAGTCCCTTGGTGTGTGGCGAAAGGCTGATTTCTTGGAGACACATTTCGCACAGACGATGAATGAGTACCACCACCTTCTCATTATGGAGGACTTGGGTGGTGATGGGCGTTTCGTGGATCGCTTCTTCGCACAGCACACAGCCTTCGCATACTACTGGCTGACATGCTTCTTGTACTTGGTGTCACCTAGGATGGCGTACAATCTCTCCGAGCAGGTGGAGGAACACGCCTATCACACCTATGATGAATTTCTCAAACAGAATGAGAGACTCTTAAACATCCAGAAACCCACCGTCACGGCGAGTACATACTATGATGATGTGAAAAACATGTACGACGTCTTCCTCAACATTCGCAACGACGAAGGTGACCATGTGAAGACGATGCAGGACTGTCAAAACTTTCTTGATGTAAAGTAGAAGATGTATCTGTATCTGTTTGTTGCTATCATCCTACTTTTGATGGTGATGCAAAATCGTTCCAGAGGCATGAAACAATCCATAGATAAGATGGTGAAGCAGTCTGCCAAGTACGCCATCATGGCGCAACAGGACTCATCTCCGGTCATATCAGTTCGTCATGGAAACTATGCGGCCGCATATCTCCATGCACTCAAGGATATCGCCACAGAAACACAGATCCACAATGCGACTGGTATAGATGTCAAGAAGTTCAAGGAGCACATCTCGAATGTGCAAGATATGACCACAAAAAAGACTGTCGACCAATTCCCAGATTTTGCGGGCCAATCTGATATGTATCTGTCCGAAATTGCAGGAGACGCCTAAGTGAGCTCACAATTGTGTAAAAGTTAAAAACAAAAATGGAGATCGTTCGTGATTCTGTGTGGGACCGTTGCCTCGCTGATGCGGTGAAGATGTACCGTCTCAGTGAGCCAAATGAAAAATGCTATAGTCTCGCGAATGCGACTTGGGTAATGAAGAAGAAGTATCGTGAACATCAAGAGAAGAAGGATGAAAGGCAGGTTATGGTACTTACTAAAACTCCTGAGGTGGTGAATGAACAGAGGTCGGCCAAAAAGATTTGCTGCGCGACGACGATGTCTGGAAAACCTTGCTCGTTCAAGGCTGTGTGTGGGGACTTTTGCAAAAAGCATAGTGTGAAGAATGCGACACTGGGGGCAAAGGTGGATGTGAGTAAAATTAAAATCACGGATTAATAGAAAGATGATGCTAGATCAAGAAAGTCTTAGACCTGTAATAATAGCGATGGCGCTTTACATCACTATCAGTACTCTCGTACCTCGCCTCGCAACCAAGCCCACCGGTATTCAGATTATCGATGACCTCACCATGTCGATCATCGCCCAGAGAGACTCAATGATGAGTGGTGCCATCCTCATTGGCCTCATCGTCCTCGCCACCAATTACATTCAGGATGAACTCCTTTAGAACATTTTCTCGGCCAACTAGTTTCTTCGTGTGTTTGTGATCCATCTCACGGACACGGTTGTCGTACGCGTGCTTCATGAACTCCAAGAGCTGATCGAAGTTTGGTTTACCCCAAACCATTCCCTTTTTGAAGAGGAAATCATCCTGTTCCAGCTCTTGAAGTCCACAATCGATCGTGTATGGCGTTTTGATATACTCAGGTGCACCACCATAGTCTGTGATAATCACTGGTTTGTTTCGGAGTGCAGCTTCGACGGCACCCATACCAACACCTTCGGAGTGCGAAAAACTCACATAGCAGTCACATCGATTATGAAGGTGGTCCATCTCTTCATCAGATATGAGACCATTAATCACTTCAACGCGTGGTAATTGAATATGTACATCTGTGTTTGCAGTGGCTTTAACTACTAGACGTGTGTTTGGTTCGTTGAGACGAATAAATGCTTGAAGAATGTCTCGAAACTTTTTACGAGGATCCATGATATTTCCAATGTGATAGAATGTATATGGTTTTTCCTTTGGTTGTGGAATGTGTGCACGAATCACATAGAATTCGTTATCAGGAAACTGTCGTGAGAGAACCCTTTTACAGAACTCACTCGGAACCGCAACCCGTTTAAATTCTTTCATGATGAGACCGTAATCTTCGTGAACTGTTTCAGTTTCACAAACTGTCATACATGCTAGATTTTTCACACGAGTTCTCGCATATTTTAGGTAATCAATATGTTCTTGGATGGGTAGCATAAATACAAGACCATGTTCAGACTCAGGGAGCTTATCACCAAATACATAATATTTTGAATCAGGGAGGAACAACTTTGTATATTTTTTTGCGTGATTACCAATTCCGGTGATGAGACTTGGACCGATCACTATCATTTTATGTTTAAAGATAATCTTTCTTTTATATATAGTACAATGGATACCATACGTAAAGAAATTGAAAACGAACTTAAGCGAACTCGTCTCGATAAGACGCGCCTATATGATCTTCTTATGAAGATAACTAATCACTGTAGTGATTCCATTGGACCAATGGGTAGACAGGGTCCTGTCGGTCCTCGTGGTCCCCAGGGCCCCGCTGGCCCCGCTGGCCCCGCTGGCCCCGCTGGTCCTGCATGTGAATGTAAGTGTGTCACTAAGACTGCTGATCCAGCTCCCACCACCAAGGCTCCCACCAAGAAGGCTCCCGCTAAGAAGAAGGTGACTACCACTTCGGTCGTGTAATGAGTAAAGTAAAAATATATGTTAAATTATATGGGTAAGACTATAAAAGCTGATAAGATTATCCCTGAAAGTGGTGAATTGACTATAGTCGGAATTGTCAATGGTACGGGTATCGAATATCGAACGCAGTGGAATGATTCTACAGAGGATTCCAACAACATCAATTACACGAAAGGTAGAGTCAGTTTAGGCACAACTGATGCAAATTCAAATCTTCAGGTTGAAGGCAACGTTTACGTGTCGTCGAACCTCGAGGTCGGTAAAGCTAATTTGTTCGTTGACACGGAAACGTCTAAGGTTGGAATAGGTACCAGGACACCTCTGACAACACTCCACGTCGAAGGAAATGTGTATGCGTCGTCAAATATTGGTATTGGGACGAGTACACCCAAGTACACTCTCGATGTACATGGGACAGCGAATGTGGGTGCTTTGACAGCAAATACAATTTCAGGGGATGGATATCTTCTATCAAACATATTGGCTTCCTCTGTCGTCGGTGGTGTTGGAGTATGGACTACAAACCAAGATGATACTATATACTACCAAACTGCTAGTGTAGCGATTGGTAAAACTAACCCCACAACGACACTTGATGTTGTTGGAACTGTGACGGCGACTGAATTTTCAGGACCACTCAGTGGAAGGGCTATTACAGCCACAGACGCAGATAACGCGTCAAAAATATATGTTACTGCACAAACTAACCAAACGGATACCAGACGAATTATTTTTGGACCCGACGAGGGTGCCGGTAATAAGTCTTTATTTTCGGATAGTAAACTTAATTATGTAGCGAGTTCAGGTACATTGACTGCGACTAAATTTGTTGGAGGTGGTGGTGGTATAACCATACCAAGGTTGAATACATCTAATGTAAGTATTGGTAGCGGTGCGGGTGCGACATCTCAAAGTAGTTCGGCTGTTGCTATTGGAAATAACGCTGGTAATGCAAGCCAGGGTTCTTCGGCTATCGCTATAGGGTCTAGAGCTGGTAGGACGAATCAACATGACAATACTATAATCCTCAACGCATCTGGGTCGGATCTTGATAGTCAAGGTACAACTCGATTTTATGTGAAACCTGTACGTAGTGGTACTATCACTGGAAGTGCGCTCGCATATACTGGCACAAGTGAAGTTGTGAGCGAGACGAGTCTGAAATTTTACGATTCTGGTAATGTCGAAGTTGGTACGGCAAACCTCTTCGTGGATACGACGGAGACTAGGGTTGGTATCGGAAAAACCAATCCAGGTTATACCTTAGATGTGAATGGAGATCTACACTTTTCTGGTGGTTTATATCAAAACGAAGCACTTTTCGTGAGTACCCCATGGGATATCGAAACCAATCCAGATGCCCTCAGTTACACAGCTGGTAATGTTGGTATTGGAGCCTCCAATCCAAGTGCTAAACTACATGTGACAGGCAATGCCTCTGTGTCTTCGAATCTCGAAGTTGGCCAAGCCAACCTCTTCGTGGACACTTTGAGCTCCAGGGTTGGTGTGGTGACCAGAGACCCCGTGGCAACCCTCCACGTCGAAGGTAACGTCTATGCGTCCTCGAACCTCGAAGTTGGTCAAGCCAACCTCTTCGTGGACACTTTGAGCTCTAGGGTTGGTGTAGGGACCGATAACCCAAATTTTACATTAGATGTAAACGGTGACATAAACTTCACAGGTACATTCAATCAAAATGGAGAGGAGTTTGAATCGAGTCCATGGACTAAGAGTGGTGACGACCTCACGTATACCACGGGTCACGTCGGCATCGGGACGACTGATACAGAACATACACTCACGGTACAGGGTAACTTTAACATTAAAAACACGATGACGACGAAACTGAAGAATGAACCCAGTTGGGCGGAGAGAATGAGTGGAGCGGGTACCAATGAAGGGAATGGAATCGCGGTAGATAGTGATGGAAATGTTTATGTCACGGGAATTTACCAAAGTGACGCATTTATAGCTAAGTATGGAACAGATGGTAATGTGATCTGGGCGGCGAGAATAAGTGGATCGGGTAGCAGGGTTGGGCATGGAATCGCGGTAGATAGTGGTGGAAATGTTTATGTCACGGGATATTACGCGTTTGGCGACATTACCCTGTATAGTCAAGATGAGACTACTGGTACTAGTATAGAATTGGCTAATGTTGAGAACTATGATGTATTTATAGCTAAGTATAGTACAGATGGTGATCTCCGCTGGGCGGCAAGAATGTGTGGAGCGGGTGCCGATGAAGGGAATGGAATCGCGGTAGATAGTGATGGAAATGTTTATGTCACGGGACGTTACACTAGTGACATACTTACCCTGTATAGTCAAGATGAGACTACTGGTACTAGTATAGAATTGACTAATCCTGGGAACGATAACGCATTTATAGCTAAGTATAGTACAGTTGGTAATGTGCTCTGGGCAGCGAAAATGGGTGGATCGGGTTACGAGGAAGGGAATGGAATCGCGGTAGATAGTGGTGGAAATGTTTATGTCACGGGAAGTTACTCGTCTAGCCCACTTATCCTGTATAATCAAGGTGAGAGTACTAGTAGTGGTATAGAATTGACTAGAGATGGGAACGCTGGCAAATTTATAGCTAAGTATAATACAAGTGGTAATGTCCTCTGGGCGGCGAGAATGGGTGGATCGAATAGCGATGTCGCGAGTGGAATCGCGGTAGATAGTGGTGGAAATGTTTATGTCACGGGATATTACTATGGTGGCACATTTACCCTGTATAATGAAGGTGAGAGTACTAGTACTGGTATAGAATTGGATAATGTTGGGGACTTTGACGCATTTATAGCTAAGTATAGTACAGATGGTAATGTCCGCTGGGCGGCGAGAATGGGTGGAGATAGTACCGATGAAGGGAATGGAATCGCGGTAGATAATGGTGGAAATGTTTATGTCACGGGACGTTACCAAAGTGACACATTTACCCTGTATAATCAAGGTGAGAGTACTAGTAGTGGTATAGAATTGACTAATGGTGGGGGTTATGATGTATTTATAGCTAAGTATAGTAGAGATGGTGTTGTACTTTGGGCGGCGAAAATGGGTGGATTGGGTTACGAGGAAGTGAATGGAATCGTGGTAGATAGTGGTGGAAATGTTTATGTCACGGGACGTTACCAAAGTGACACATTTATCCTGTATAATGAAAATGAGAGTACTGATATAAATTTGACTGGAGATGGGACCTATAGCGTATTTATAGCTAAGTATAGATCCGTGCCTAGGGTCGGAATCGGGGTTAAAAATCCTACATCCGCAATAGATGTTGCCGGTCAAGTGAAGGCAAATGGCACTATCCTTACATTTACGGGTCAGCATATATGTACCCCTGAAGGTCCGATGGATCAGGGTTTGATCGTCTCCGCAAATAAGAACATGTACACAACCTTAAACGGACCTCTTCTCATTGGGTCTCGGGCTATTCAGTCGAGTGAATCAATTCCAGTTGTCTGTTTGTCCAGTATAGAAAACGATCCTTCTGTATTTGGAGTTGTCGATCACCTAGAAAATGGTGGTACGCAGCGATTACAAGACCGAGGAGGTATCATCACAAAAAGTAGAAAAATAATAGGAGATGATAGAGTGATAATTAATTCTTTGGGGGAAGGAGCGATGTGGGTCGTAAATACGAATGGAAGTCTATTGTCGGGTGACTACATCACGACCTCTAATATAAGTGGGTACGGGCATAAACAAGATGATGACATTCTTCATTCGTACACTGTAGCTAAGATTACGATGGATTGTGATTTCAATCCCAACGATTTACCTATACAGGTCATTAAAAAGGACGAAAATGGTAATAATGTACTCGACAAATATGGACGTCTTCAATGGGAAGATACAGATCGCGTGGAAAAGGCGTATCAGGTGAGGTATCTTACGATTGAAGGAGAAGTCACAGACGAATCAAATGCAGTACATATAGCCGCGTATGTGGGTTGCACCTACCACTGTGGTTAATTCAAAAGTTCCAGCGCCTTCAGTTGAAAGAGATCACATTGGGCGTTTAGGGCGAGAGGGACCCAAGCGACATCTTTGATGATCGCTTCATCTTGGGCGACCGTGTCGAACATTCTTTGGTAGAACCGGGAATAGACGAGAGGGTTGTCGAGGAGGGGGTTCTTAGGATACATCATACACCAAGACATCTTGGTGGTATCATCATCCATTGGGAGTAATGTGCTAAATGTGATGAACTCATAGGGTCCTTTTAACTTGATTCGAATAATTGAGGTACAAGGAGCCACAAAGCGGCTGTGGATGTCCGAACCATCTTGGGGTTGCATGTGTTCAGTCAACTTCGAGGAGGCTTTGGAGCGTACATTGGCGTAGCAATCAACGTAATCATATTTCATCTCAACTTTCGTATTTCTCACTCGAGCATTATCCTCGTCGGCGAAATCATGAACAAAGTTGATATGTGAAATGTCTGTGGCGTTTAGGATCCAGTCGTAGATGTTACCTTTAAGTTCCCTAGATCCATAGACTTTTACCCACGTTGGGTCGAAAAGTTCCTCACAATATCGTGTCGGTAGGGTCTCCTTTGTATCGGATGCCCATATGAAACCACCGTCTTCCACAACAGGGTACGACTGAATGTCACCTTTACATGGAATATTCCCAGATGAGGGGACTTTCACCAGTGTACCATCAGGGTCAAACTCCCACCCGTGATAGGGACACTGAATATTGTTCCCTTTTACTTTCCCATTACAAAGTTTCGCACCTCTGTGAGGACAAACTGCGTCCACCATAGAGATCCGACCATCTTTTGTTTTGAAGAGCGCATGCTCCTTGCCTCTGATTTTTATGCGTTCAAGGGTGAGACCTTTGGAGAGACCGAGACCATACATTAATTTAATTAAAGAAGTATATCTTTAAACATATATGGGTTTTCATTTCTTTCCCTCTGAATTTATATATTGGACTAAAAATAAAAAACATGATGAAATGAAAGATGTACTTATGAAATGGGTCGACGATCACGATCATAAGTATATTAGTAACAAATTTGCTGTGGTTAATGGGTGTACGAGTTATTCGTGTGATACTGCTCAAGATTTTTTTACATCCGATGAGATTTTAACAGATTTAGTACATGTCCCATTTAACGATATGCTAAGAAAATGCGATTCTATACCGCATTTTAATCATATAAATATAGATGAATACAGAATCTTGAATGCTTGGCATACAAAATATAAAACAGGTGGTTATTTTGGAATGCATAATCACACGGTAAATCAAGTATTTGATATAGATGGTAGACTATATAGCCCGATGTTTTCCGTCATTTATATTTTAAACGATGAAAATGAGAGAAATAGCACTGATTTTTTCGTACCTCGATCACAACTTTCAGCTACTGCAGACTTAAAGGATTATAGATTCGAAACATCTTCAATTCCTGGGATTGGTGAAGGTAGTATTATTATTTTTCCGAGTTCGTTATATCACGAAGTATTACCTTGTATTAAACCGGATAGAATTACCATATCATACAATATCCTATGTGCGCGTACGTGCGATTATTCTCGGGGAATACACACGGATCTGAGCGCGGAGCACCAAACAGAAGCGAAGTCTTGAGTGCTTTTTAAACTGACTCGGCATCTAATGATCGCCGGGGAGATCTAGCGGAAGACGCGTCAGCTTGGCGCCTGTACGTGCCGTGTGCCCACTAGTCTGACTAATTACTCACACGAAACTTCCCCTAAATTGAGTGTCGGGCAAAAATCCTCGACTAAACTTCAATGGGTCCGAATCCTGAGAAAGGCGGTTACCTTACTGTGCAAATAGGGTAATGGGTCCCTTTCTCCAGCAATGATTCCCCATAAATTTCAAGGACATCCCTGACGATGGGACTTCTCTCAATATCTTTGAATTCGAATTGAATCAACTCGATACGTTTATGTTGTTTGCCTCTAATGCGATCACAAATATCCTTGAGACCATTTTCTTCATATTTTCTATCATGTTGTTTGAGGTCGCCAGTCACGATCATCTTACTTCCATCTCCCAATCGCGTGAGAAGCATCTTCATCTGACTCGGTGTGGAATTTTGCATCTCGTCCGCAATGATGAAAGTGTCTTTGAATGTTCTCCCACGCATGTAGGCTAATGGACAAATTTCTATAATTTTCTCTTTGATCATGTATTGAATGTCTGCTTGAGTATAGTATTCACCGAAGATGTCCATGATGGGTCTAGTCCATGGATCCATCTTCTCCTCCAAGGTTCCGGGGAGGAATCCGATGTCTTCCTCTACAGAGACGACGGGTCGGGTTAGTACAATCTTCTTATAAGTCTTATCGTTATACCCCTGTATAGCTGCACAACACGCCAGCATCGTTTTTCCCGTCCCTGCCGGTCCCACTGCAAATACTATTTGTTTGCTGATACTGTACAACACACGATTGTAATCTCTCTGATTGTCGCTCTTGGGAACGACAGTCATAGTCACTTCCTCCAGCTCCATCTCTTCCTCGAAAATGTCAGTATCATAAGATGATGAGAGTGAAAATTTGAGACGACGCCCTCTTTTACCTCCCATACTTTTTACGCAGAACTTTTATTAACCCACCAGATGAAGCCACCCAGGAGAGAAGCCAAAATTACGACTAAAAGACCAAATGAGTATTTTTGGGGGTTTTGCTCTGGAGGTTTATCAGGCAACTTTTGAACATTTTGATTGAGGGTGTCGATTTTCTTGAGGAGTTTATCAAGTGCCATGAGTATTTGGAGTTCCCGATCTTTTGGTTTCTCCTTGATGTTCACGGTTGTGATTTCAAGTACCATGTACCATTTTGCATCAGGTTGAAGTAGAAGGTAATCTCCATCATCTTGTTGTTCAAATATTTTAAAATTCAACTTTTTGATGGAGATGGGGTTGAAGTAGTTCGTTTGTCGATTGAAACTTCTCCATTGTTTATCACGTAAAACAATTCCATTACTTCCAGTGAAATGTCTCTCGAGGGGTACCCGGGCTAGGATCTGTCCATGTCTTTCATCCAGAATTTGTGCAACTTTTGGAATTTCAGGACAGACAATGTCTACAAATTTTGCGACATCTGTGTTGAGATTGGTATCATTTTCCCCAACTTGTGTGATATAAAAGTCGACCATCTTGACACCCAAAACTCGACTCATATCTTCTATGTGAGTATTAGATTTCAGAGTGAGATCCAATGAGAAAGTGTTATTTGTACCATTTACAAAATTTGAATCGATAATGATATACTGAACCTTTTTAGGTATGTCGTCTAAAGACATTTCTAATATATTTCACGAAAAAAAAAGTTGACATAATATAATTATGAACCCAACCGTAATCGCTCTTATTATTCTCTTGATTGTGGTGGCCGCGGGGGTGGCCATCTGGTATACAAATGATCAAGCAAAGAAAGAAGAAGAAAATAAAAAAGCGGAGGCAAAGGCGGAGGCGGAGGCGGAGGCCGCGGCAGCGGCAGCGGCAGCGGCAGCAGCGGCAGCGGCAGCGGCAGCGTCTTCAGCCCAAACTTCAGTTGACACTCACCCACTCACGGGTGATAAGTTTATCATCGTGAAGGGTGAGACTGGGGGTGTTTTAACTCCCGATTCATCGGAGTCTAATAAGTTTAAGGTTATCACGAATGGTACTCGCACCGAGGAGATGATCATATCTTTAGAGGCTGTAGATGGTGAGGTGGATACATACTTTTTACTAGCCAAGAATGATTCGAAGTACATAAAGTACAGTGGAAGTGGAATACATTTAACATCTAAAAAACCCGCAAATAAAAACAGTCTCAAATCTTACAAGATCAAGTTTACCAAGGTTATCGATGATTATGTGATGTCTTACATGGACGATGATGTACAAATGTTTTTTGGGTACGATGGTGATGATAAAATAGCTGTATCCGAAAGTGTAACTGATATAATCGCCAACGGACTCGTAAACTTCGAAGATGTAGGTGTTTCCAGTTATATAATAGCTGGTAACTTTGGAGATGATTTCGTTGAATTCGACATTGCTCGCAATGATGACGACGAACCAATTGACAACATCAAGGGTTGCTTGGATGCTTTCCCAGATGTTAACCTAGAGGATGACGTGACCCATGATGATTTCTTAGCGGTGGCTTACAAATCAGCGGAGGGCGAGAAACATTGTCGTGCGTATAAAACCACTGAAACCCTTTCGGGTGATGCCGATGCGATTACATGGGTGACCACTTGTATTGACAAGTCTAAGGATATAAAGCAGGGGTGCATACTATAAACACATGATCCCACCGATTGCCCGAAATACTATCCTCTTCACAGGAGCTATAGCTATAGCTGGTATTTGGGATTTTATGAAACTTTTAAAGTCATATAAAAAGAAATAAACATATATTGATACCATGAGTTTTGAAAAGGATAACTATCACATAGTGAAAAAAGTATTGTCCGATGAAGTGTGTGACCTTTTAAGAAATGTAGCATTTGATACAAGAGAGACGCATATAAAACAAAAAAAATGTAATGTAGACATTCATTCTCCCGGTTCCTTTGTTATATTAAATGATCATATAACTAAAGTTATATCTGAAAAAATTAAACCAATAGTTGAGAAGGTTGTCGGGAATGAACTTGTATCTATGAAATCTAAGGTGAATATTTATGGGAGAAGAGACGACGTAAAAAAGAATTATGAATATGACGGAAATTCCAAATATATTGTAAGTATATTGATTGGTTTTAATTACAATGATTCCAATTATAGGTGGCCCATCTATTTAATAGATGAGTTTAACAAACATGAATTAACTCAAGATGTTGGCGATGCCTTGGTTTATAAGAATGACGGTCAGTTTAAATATAACAGAGATCCACTTATGAAACCACCCGAATCCTATCACATTCAATTGTATTTGAACTATGTAGACGACAACGAGTATTTTTAAATTTAAAAAGAAACCACTCGATATAACAAACATGCTTCTCACGGCAATCTATAATACCATGACTTCCATGGGCCCGTACTACATGAACTCAACCTATAGATGGTTCAAGGCAGCCTTGTGGGATGCACCTACTCGAGTGTATCTTGACATTCAATTAGAGCATATGAGGCTAGAACGAAACCTAAGTAAAGTCGAAGAAGGTGAAATGCATGAAGAATGAAAACCTTCTTCATTCCTATTGTGACTGACGAACTTCGAATTGCCTTTTGTCAGGCGACTTCTCCACTCTGTTCAGACGTTCAACGTATCATTTGGGACGAAGTTCTCTATTGTACACAACCCATCGAACCCCCACCAGCACCTAAAAAATGCAAAATTTCCTACACTCGCTCGCCGATTTCTTTGCCCCGAGACCTGTTCAAAGACGCATGAGCCATTCGGAAAGGATGAGTAAGTACACAGTCATTGAAGCCTTGAATGACTGTGGCGAGAAGAGGTACCTCGAGGTGCCTAAACCCGCCTCCATGGAGCGCCGAGAAAATCTTGAAGTTCTCCTCACGAAGTGCAAGAGACTGTTGTCCTTCGTGACGAAGAAGAAGTGTGACGATGAAATTTCCTACAAGGTTATTAACCTCAGTGACCGTGTGAGACGTGCGATGTATATGAATGATGACATCACACCCCTCTTCGACGATTTTGACATTTTTGAGAATATGGTGAAGCGTAATTCAAAAACATCTATGAACCTAAGTAGCGTAGAGTCTTTGTAATTTTATACAAATATGGACAAATTTCACCAACTTCTCGAACTCATGGATAAGAATGTCAACACGATTCCAGAGGGAGACTACATCGAGATGTGTAACATAATCAAGGAGATCCACGAGAAAGTGAAACCACCCCCATTTCTCTTGGATCAAAATGAACCCATGACATATGAACCCATTCGAATGATGACACCACAGGAGCAGGCAGAGTTCATGGAGGAACTTCATAGAGAATGGTCGGAGCCAAGTGATTAATAAAAGTACTTATAGGTAAAATTCTATATTTCAATATGAAATTTCACGAAGATAAATACATTAAAGTAGAAAATTTCTTATCACGAGAACTATGTAAAATTGTTGAGACGTGTGCGTTGAATGAAGAACGTACAAACTTCAATAGAGATGGTACGCAGGTCCCGGATTCTCATGTTGGTTATAAAGATTCAGCCATGCAAGGCTTATTGTCCCTGTTAAAACCGAAGTTGGAAGAATGTACTGGTATGAAATTACTTCCTACATATTCATTTTACCGGGTTTACAGACCTGGTCAGATTTTAACAGATCACATGGACAGACCTTCATGTGAAATTTCAGTGACTATACCCATTGGTTTCAAATACGAGAATAAACCATCTGATTATAGATGGTCTCTACATGGTTATGTTAATGGTGAAAAACGATATATACCATGTGATATTGGAGATGCAGTCATATACAAAGGGTGTGAATTTAAGCATGGTCGAGATCGTTTTGATGTTGATGATGGTTCTTATCAAGTTCAGGTGTTCTTACATTATGTGGATGCAAATGGACCATATAAATATTATGTAAATGATAATAAATGAACCTAAGTATCATGATAACTTTGTAATTTTAATTAAAAATGCAAGAACTTATGAGCCTCATAGATGAAAACTCCCATCGAATACCCGAGGGAGACTATATTAAGATGTGTGAATGTATGAAGGATTTGAACAGGGATCAAACGACTCTTCGTGTGACTCCAGATGTTGTGAGTGAAGATTTCATCATGACTTCAGATGCTTTCAACAAATGTCACAAGTGGATTATGGCTGTCGACGGTCTCCGAGATGCATACATTGACTACAACAATGACCCCGACAGTATCGAGAAACTCAGAATCCTGACACAAATTCGAGAGGCGTGTAAAGCTTTTTGGCGGGAGCTCACACAGACCCACGGATACGATGAACTCATGTGGTTCATCCATCGAGGAACCGTCGCACAGAGAAACTTTAGACACTATTGTATCAAATCAAGTCTAACCGAGTAAATCAATCTCCCGCTCATATGTCTGGGAGAGTAAGATAGTTTTTAGGTCTCTTGTGAATGTGATGTACTCTTTTGGAATGTCTCCCCATAGTCGCTCCGATGTCACAAACTTTTCTTCCGCTCCCTCCCTCAATAGTGGTTCGAGGAGAAGCCAGTTGGGTTCGTTGTATCGAATCTTCTTACACCCCCTCGCAAATTTCTTGGAGTATATGTACCATGCAACGATACTCTTATAAATGTGTACGGGTCTCTTCCCCTGTTCGAGACATTTTCTCAAAGAGGGTACGATGAATGTGTGAAACTTTGTGAATCCATCCATACAAATCCTGTCGAGATCATCGTGATTGGTCGCACTCGAAAAGCGTTCTTCGACTTTGTCGATGTAGTCATAGACATCGAAGGGAAGATCAATATCTAGGGAAGGTGCAATCTCTTCCTTTTGGAGATGTTCGAAATGTTGACGATGTAATGGGTCGTTCATTACTTCATCGAACGTGTTGTATCCCGAGAGGGCACCGAGATAGGCGAGAGATGTGTGACCACCGTTGAGAATTCTAATCTTCGTCTCTTCGTAGGGTTCGATGTCGTCTGTGATGATGACACCAACTTGTGAGAGATCCGGAAAGTCTGAAGCGAACTTATTCTCAATGACCCATTGGGTGTACTCTTCTGTCTGCACAGCTGTCTGACCGTACCCCGGAAACCTTTCTTCAACTTCTTGACAAAGTTCACTCGTCGTTCGAGGTGTGATACGATCGACCATGCACGAAGGAAACTTTACGTTGGTGCGAACCCAATCGGCAAGTTCATGTTGATTTGTCTGATAGAGATACGCGAGAAACTGTGTTTCGAGGACGATACCATTTTGGCGAATATTGTCACAACACAAAATGGTTATGGGATTTTTACGATTACGAAGACCACATGCTAAGTACTCAAAGAGGGGTGATCCTGGGGCATAGCCACTTTCTGTGACGGTGATGGTCACGAGATGTACACTTGGAAGAGTGAGCATGTGTTTGGCGATGGTTCTGTTCTTCGTCCAATCTATGTAGTCGAGATGGGATCTCACTTTCGTGTATTGGCTGGGTGTTTTCACGATGTAATCATCAATCTCTCGAAACCCCTCATTCCTGAGATTGACAGCGACGATACCCCAACGGAGGTCTCCTGTCTTTTCCATATACTCATCGATGTACATAGCCTGGTGTGCTCGATGAAAGTTTCCATATCCTATATGTACGATACCAGTTTGACATTCACTTTTGTCATACATTCGTTAAATTACTTAGACAAATTAAAATCAATATTATGTAAGCATGGATGATCTACTGAAAGCTATGCAGTTGATTGATAAACATTCGAGTGTTCTACCTGAAGGAGATTACCTCGATATATGTAATCACTTGAAGAATGCATACAACAAGCGAACCGATCCTGTATATTTTTTCGACTATGAAGATTTTGCTATACTCCCGATTGGTCCAACAGCTGAGACCTTTCAATACTTCCATGACTACTACTTCGACAAGGCTCTAAACTTGGATAGTGATTTCATTCAGGGGCAGATGAGTTATCTTCAAAAGGAACTCAACGAGGCTCGTCCCATAAGACGAATCACGAAGGCTGTGAGAGAGCAGGTGATGCGTCATTATTGTAACATTCATGGTATCGACACGGAAGATGTTCAAATTGGATTTTCGAAGAATGACTGGAACTCGATGTCCAAGGCGTACATTGATGTCGAGAACAACTTTAGGGAGAAGTATAGAGAAGCTATCGAAAAGAGGTTGCAGTGGCTCGAACAATCAGACGATCGTTTAGATGGTGTGTAAAATTTTTTCACTTACGGTCGCTTCAACCCTCCACACCTCGGATACAAAATGATGATTGAAGAGAACGTCAAGAAAAAACCTAAGTGTGTAGATGTAATTTGTAATTTAACTTGTAAAATGGAGAACCTCCAAAGTCTCATGCATTGTTTGGACGACATTTCCAAGATGATCCCCGAGGGCACCTACTTGGAAATGTGTGACAATCTCAAGAATCTCCACAAAGACATTAAGTCCATGGATCCCCCTAGAGTGGATAGACGATCGATCCCTTTCATGCCTACCATTCCCGTAATAGATGTTACAGAAGAGGAGAATGAGTATGACCAATGGGCGGAGAATGAGGCTGCGATTATTTACATGGAGGAGCAAATTAGAATGAAGGAGAAGCAAATGAAGATTCTCAAGATCCGTAAGAATATCACAGAGGTTGTGAAGCGTGATGCAGTGAGGGAACGTGCACAACAACTTGGATTTAGATTGAGAAGCTACACAATGGAAAACCTTCGTGCGAAGGGGGTGAGGATCCCAGACGAACGAGCGTTTTACAAGGGGTACATCGAGAGACAAAACCTTCTCACACAAGGAGTGAGGAATGATTTGGAGATGGAGATTAGAGAACTTCGAGATCAGATTGAGGACATTCAGATTTTGTAAGTTCTTCTAATTGATTTCGCGTATAAATGACTGTAAAAATAAATTACTGATAATAATGGATTCTATAAAAAAATATGACTTCTTGACACAAAGTGAATGTGAAATACTTATTAATGTTATCCTTTCATTGGAAAATGAGATTAAAGAGCTTGGACCGGATAATTATCCTGGTACTAATCCAGACTCTTTAACTGGTCGATACTTATTTTTCAATTTTCTACATGTTGATATTGTCAATTCTATCTTGGTCCCTAAATTAAGAAAACTATTTGGTCCATGCGTTGTTCAGTGTTGGGCAAATAGTTTTAGAAAAGGTGAGGGAATCCGAGAACATGCTCATGTAGATAAAGACGAAGACGTTGATATATTATATGCTTCGGCGAATTTATTTTTGTGTGGAGATCCAAATATAGGAACTTATTATAATGGCATTAAACATGTAAATAAACCTGGACAATTTACAGTATTTTCACGATCTGAATTACATCACGTTCCAAAAAATCCAACGAATGATATAAGAATATCAATGGCAATGGATATATACAAAGGATCTGAAGATATGTATAAAGATATGTTGAGTGACCAACCTTGGCGTCTTTTTCACATTGATTAAACCCCTTTTCATTATTACATTTCATAAGTTTGTGTACACCACCACTTGTTACCACCAGTGTATTCGAAGATGATATGAATAAGGGCACCAGCAATCAGGGGAACCATGGGAACTTTGAGTTTATCGAGACCCATGATGAGAACAATATTCATCACACCGATGATGAGAGCCTCCAAGAGAACCATTGTGATATGTCTAGTCATTTATAATATCTGATGAAAAAAATATATACCACTATTAAATGAGACGAAGATCGGGATCAGGGTCTAGTGCTTTGGTCTTGTTGTTACTTTTACTATTTATGAGTTCTGTCGTTATGGGTGCTGTATACTACATGGGATACCTCGACCAATTTATAAAGAAGGAGGATGACGGAAATGGAAATGGAACTGGAACTAGAACTGGAACTGGAACTGGATCACCAGCGGCACCAGCGGCACCAGCGGCACCGACAGTGGGTGCATTCCCCACAGACATTTCTGGTCTTTCGGGTAGATATGATGTAGGTTCATTTGATGAAGCTACGCGAAAATGGAGTGACATATCAGGTAAAGGTAATGATGTGACCCAAAGAAAAGGAAACATCAAGAAGACAGACACCTATGTGTACGGAAGTGTTGGTGAAGGTCTAAAGTTCCCTGTGGAAGTCTTTGGAGAAGGTGGTATTTATACGATGTTTTGGGTGGCTCGATACAATGGCGCCGCGAAGAAGCGTATTTTTGATGGCATGGATAATAATTGGTTATCAGGGTTTCACGAAGGTAATACAGGTGTAACTTATCACGGTGGTTGGCTTACACCCGATAATCTATCCTACGGCGATCACGCTTGGATACAGGGAACCGATGCACCCAACAAGTTCAGGGCGTTTGGTGAGAACCAAGTTACAGATGCATCCGTGTATGGTACGACTGCTCAAATTACCATAAATATGGGTAAACATTCTTCGGGTCAATCTAGTGATTGGGCTGTGAAAGAGGTAATCTTCTACAATCGCATGTTGTCCCCCGCGGAGATTGAGCGAGTTGAGAAGTACTTATTCGCCACATATTTCCCTCCACTCCCCGAAGATATCGTTGTGGCTAAGGGGTGGAAAAAAGATGTAGGTGCGAAACACATTGATCCAGATCCCCGCGGTGCCCCATTCGGGTACGGAACGCAAGAAGAATGTCGCCAGCAAGCGAAGACTTTGGGATATCCTGTATGGGGTCATAGAAACAATGAGTATAATGAAGAGGGTGACACCAGTCTCAAAAGTAGATGTTTTTATTATGCCGAGGGTGCTTTCACGGAATTTGAGGATGACGAGGAAGATACGGTACACACCATGGGATGTGTCGACCCCGAGAAGGACATTTATGTAGGATGTATAGAGGAGGAATAAAAAATAGTAGAGTACTATAAGATAGCATGCCTAGAGGTGAAGAACAAATGCTAATAATCGTATTTCTTGTGTGTTGTGTATTTTCGATAATATCGGTCATCTCATCTTCGTCAGGTGAGGAGCCTGATCCCAAGTCAGTTCCAGCACCCGAACCAGAGCCAGAGCCAGAGCTGGAGCCAGAAGAAGTATCTGGAATGAGTTTTTCGACGAGTGCTGCATTAACAGCTGAACAAGAATTCATCGTGCCACAGGTGAAGGCTGGTCGTATATCAGTAGATTGTGTATTGGGTGAGTGGTATAATGATGGTGTTGATACATGCAATTCAACTGGACAACAGAAACAGAAAAGAGATGTTAAAACGGCAGAAAGGGATGGTGGAACTTGTGATGATCCTAAGGAGCGAACAATTAATTGTAATGTCGACTGTAAGGTAAGCGGTTGGGGCAATTGGTCGGCATGTAGTGCAAGTTGTGATGGGGGTACACAATCTCGGAGTAGAACAGTCACACAGCAAAAATGGAACAATGGTACGGATTGTCCCAATCTTTCGGAAAGTCAGTCTTGTAATACACAGGGTTGTCCTCCACCTCCCGCTTCAGCTCCAGCTCCAGCTCCTGCTCCTGCTCCAGCTCGAGCACCCTCGGGATCATGTGTAAGAAATAGCAACAAATCGATCGCGTGTACTCGTCAAGCTAATACATGTGGTAATAGTACATCTGCTGGATCCTGTAATGCAAAGACCTGTTGTACATGGCAAAGTTGATCACCATCAGCTGCGACGTCATAAAATGCATTCGGTGGTTTGAATGTCATTTCTATAAGCTGACAAAAGGTGAGAGGTAATTTTCACCAACCTAAGTGACTTTTTTGTGGGTCGTTTTTTATCAAAACTCTCCACAC